GTGCTACGGGTGCTACGGGACCAACTGGCGTAAACGGCCAGGATGGGGTTGATGGCAACAACGGCGCCACGGGCCCGACAGGCGCAACTGGCGCGAGTGGACCGACGGGGCCAACCGGTCCCACAGGCGCCACCGGGCCAACAGGACCAACTGGCGCAACAGGCGCCACAGGACCAACAGGTCCAACAGGTCCAACAGGTCCAACCGGCGTAAACGGCCAAGATGGGGTTGATGGCAACAACGGCGCCACCGGGCCAACAGGTGCTACGGGTGCTACGGGTGCTACGGGTGCTACGGGTGCTACGGGTGCTACGGGTGCTACGGGTGCTACGGGTGCTACGGGTGCTACGGGTGCTACGGGACCAACTGGCGTAAACGGCCAGGATGGGGTTGATGGCAACAACGGCGCCACGGGCCCGACAGGCGCAACTGGCGCGAGTGGACCGACGGGGCCAACCGGTCCCACAGGACCGACTGGCGTAAATGGCCAAGATGGTGTTGATGGCAACAATGGCGCAACGGGGCCAACAGGTCCGACGGGTGCAACGGGCGCTTCTGGACCAACAGGCGCTTCGGGACCAACTGGACCAACTGGCGTAAATGGCCAAGATGGTGTTGATGGCAACAATGGCGCAACGGGGCCGACAGGTCCGACGGGTGCAACGGGCGCTTCTGGACCAACAGGCGCGAGCGGGCCCACAGGTCCAACGGGCCCAACCGGTGCGGGACAGGCGGCGGACGTTCAAACTTTCACCGGCCCCGGAACATGGAACAAACCGACAGGAGCGAAAAGCGTCACGGTTATTTGCGTTGGGGGTGGGGCCGGGGGAGGTGGCGGGACCACCGTCACTGGAGCAACGGGCAAACGCTCGGGCGGCGCTGGTGGAGGCGGCGGAGCGCGGATGCAGGTAAACTTTAATGCTGATAATTTGCCCACAAGCGTCGCTGTAACCGGGGGGGCCCCTGGGACGGGCGGCAGCGGTAGCGGCGCGGCCAGTGGCGTGAACGGGGGAGCTGGGGGGTTCTCTTCGTTTGGGGCATTTGTTTTAGCTGGGGGCGGTGGAGGCGGAAAAGGGGCAGCGTCCGGCGGCTCCTCGGGGGCATCCGGTATCGGCGGCGGTGGCGGCGGCACAGCCGGTGACGGGGCCGCAGGGACCGGCGCCACTCCAGTGGCCGGTGGCGCTCCGGGCACAGGTGCCCAAGCCTTCGCTTTTGGAGGACAAGGTGGACAGGGCGGAACGGGTGCCGGCGGGGTTGCCGAATACGGCGGCGGAGGGGGTGGAGGCGGGGGAAGTCCGGTTGGTGCCGGGGTTGGTCCCGGGGGGAGTTCTTTTTACGGAGCTGGCGGTGGAGGCGGAGGCGGAGCAGTTACCACCGGGGCGGGACAAGTGCAAGGCGAGGGTGGAGGGGCCTGTAATTCTTACACGTCCGGCGCAGCGGCCAACGGTGGCACAGTAGGCGGAGGTAACGGGGGTCCCGGGTCCGGTGCTGGAACCGGTTTTCTCTGCGGCCAAGGCGGCGGCGGTGGCGGGGCCAACACAGGCGCGGGGGGAGACGGCGGCAACGGCGGATTCCCTGGCGGGGGCGGGGGCGGTGGTGGTTCGTCCATCACGGGTCCCACGGGAGGCACTGGCGGAACTGGCGGCACAGGACAAGTAACCGTTATAACACATTTTTAAACGGGGGCAAAACAGCCCTCACAACCCAAGGAAAAATATGGCAGTATACACACCAAAAGAGCTACGTGTTCCGACGGCGCTCACCGCGACATACGCGGTCGTTTACACGGCAACCGCAGTAACCGGCATCATGCGAACCTTCGCGTTCAATGTGCTGACCACAACGCACAATGCTTTTCTTGCCCGCGGCACGGGCGGAGAGGGCACCGTGATTGTGGAGAACCAAGTCATCACCCCCGGAGTGCCCCTGACAGGAAACGGTTGGTGGGTCATCCCATCCGCCGGCACGCTAGAAGCGAAGGCCGATTCCATCGCGACCAACGCACCGAACTTCGGCGCGTGGGGGTATGAATACGTCTAAGCCTCTCTTTTCGCCGCTATACACACGCGTCGTGCCGGGCACCCAGCTCGTCACGCGCGGCGTGTATGTTTACGAGTGCCCCCTGTGCAAAAACCGGTTCCGCTTCGATGACCGATACGAACCAATCTGCACGGGGCCCTCGGCGAACAGGGACGACCACGCACCAGAGGTGATGCGGCTGATAAAAATCAGTCGAGCGTGTCCCAACCCTTTTCCCAGCGCGTCATGAGACGCTCGAAGTAGCGCTGGTAGTCGTGGCGGAGGTTCCACATCGAGTATTTGTCGATGGCGCGAGTCAGGATATACTTCCTGTCCAGCCCCTCGACCTGCTTAACCGCGCGAACAAACTCTCCCAGGTAGGAGCAGCGAAAACCGGTTTTTCCCTGTTCGACGGTCTCGGTGAACCCGCCCCAGTCGGTCGAGATGACCGGCGTCCCGCAAAGCTGCGCCTCGACGGCCACGCAGTTGAAGGGCTCGAGATAAAGCGTGGGCGTCATCACTGCTCGCGCCTTTGACATGACTTCATTGCGCTCCTCCCAATCCAGAGGACCCAGATACTCGCCTCCGTAAGACTTCACGCTGTCAAGAATACGCTGCCCCTCTTTCCCCTCACCGTGTCCGATGACCTTAAACGCAACGCCGGCTGCCTTCGCTGCTTCACAAGCAAGATGGACTCCCTTTCTCTCCGTTAGACGCCCTACGTAAAGTAAGAAGTCCTCACTCTTTTTGTTGAACACAAATTGGTCGGGGTCAAAAAACACGGGGATGACGGTGTCATAAAAGCGTCCATCACCTATGTTCTGTTTTCCGTAACATACGTGCATCCACGCGCGGCTCTCAAAGACCCGATGGTCGCAAAAGTTGCCCTCATATCCGATAGAATACTCCACCCCCATCAGGTCTGGATTGAAATCAAAGACCAGTTTTTGGCTGGCCCCGCCAATGGACAGCAGCAGGTCTCTCGGCTGCTTTCGGCGGGCAACCTCCGCCGCCGCACAGGCATTGCTGCGTTGCCAGAGAGGGCGCGTTTGGTCCATTACCACATGTTGATACTTACAGTTCCCCGCGGGGGCCGCTTCCAGCAGGGCCCGCCGTTCACGTTCCGAGATAATCTGCACAAACTCGTCGCAGGGGGCATCGCTACCCTCTGCTCCGTAGAGGATGACGTAGTGCCCCAGGGACTTCATCATCCTCGCGAAACGGTGGCCCGCTGCCGCGAAGCCGTCGAGGGAATAGTCCAGATTGACGGGAGCGTTGGGCAGGCCCAGGAGATGCATCCGTAGGGGCTTCATGTCAGGACGACTCCCCTGTAGGTAAGCGCCAGAATGGCGGCTCCCGGCCTGTTCCTCTTGAAAATCAGCACGGCCTCATCAAAGGTGGCGGCGACCACTTTATCAAGAGGGCAGTTTTGGATGGACTCGTCGACGGTGGGGAGGGGCGACCTCGGGCCCGTGACAAACTGGGGTTCTATATACCGGAATTCGTAGATGTTCATGGTCCGAGAAGCTAACACGGTCTGGACAAACTCGCAAACTTTACCCCGGGAAAAAGAAGGGCCCCGTCCTTGGGGCCTTTTGTCGGTGGGACTTTTTGGCTCCGCGATTTGAAGTCCGCATTAGGAGGACCGCGAGCCGGATAAATTATTCTGGGGCGGGTTCCCGCCTCTTGTGTTTATGGAGCCGGTTGGCGCGGCACCAATCACACTTCCCGCCGGGCCGGCAGTGGACTTGTCGAGGCTCATCGGCGCTTTTGTTGACTGTCGATTAGGCTCATCGCATCTTCCTCGGTAAGAATTTCTCCGCTCTGGGTCCTACGCGTGCTGGAAAAGGAATCGTCGGAGTTCGCTCCAAAGGAGTGAACAATCGAGAGGAATTCTCCGGCCCCCACGGAGATGTGTCCGTTCCGGAAGGACTTTCGCCAGCACTTGTAACCAAGAGCATCGATGGCGAATCATCCGCAAAATCCCAAAGCTCAGTGCGATGAATGATTCCCTGCCCATCAGGAGTAGAAAGCGTCCGGTCGAACATATCGACCTGAATGCCGTGAGCAACCAAGCGAACTTCAACGGTAAGATGGGCGTATTTCGGAGGCTTTTTCATCGGGTGATTGTTAAGAATCGGTTGCCAAGTGTAGGAAGATTGAAGATGTCCAGTTCGCTTCTCCAAAAATCAGAGCAAACGATCACAGTATGCCCTTCAAAGTCTTTGAGGCGCTCGTGCTGCCACCAAATGCCCGCATATTTGATGCGCCCGCCCTTCCTGATAATCCGCTCGCATTGGGCAATCTGGCCATCCAGTGCGCGCTTATCATTCATCGCCGTTGTATCCCTTCCTGAAGTAGTCCTCGACGCACTCGCCATTGACCCAAACCTGCGCGTAACGAATCGGCTCGGAAGATTCGATGCGCTGCTGGTAATCGTCGGTCAGGTAGTACTTTGCCCGCTTCTTCGCTTCTGCGATTGTGTCGAACGAATCCACAATGTCGCACTGGTGATCGAGGACTTGGCTTTGAGTCTTCGCCGCTCTTACTTCGATTTGGTTTGCTTTCATGGCCCTAAAATACCCAACAGTTAGCTATTGTCAACAACAAAATGAAAAGACCCACTACCAGTTTTTGTATTTGCACGTTCTCATAAATTCAAGAGGGCCGGCGTTGGTTTCCACAGTCCGTGCCGCCGTCACCGGCCCTCAAAGTCAGGCAAGATTCAGGTCCACGTTGAAAAGGCAGAGCGCCAGCTTCTTATAAAGCGGAACGCGAATGTTCATCGCAGCGAGCACCGGGTCTAGCTTGTCCCAGGCGTAGAATTCGCCACAATACTTTCCGTCGACTTTCAAGATGGTTGATGTGCGGAACCCGACGGGCGCAGAGAGCATCACGCGGACCGGCTTTGCAGTTTTGAATTTCATATTCACGTCCTCACTGTCGCACGTCACACGCCCACAATCAAGGTCTTTTTTGCGCGCGTGACCGCGACGTAGAAAATGTTGGCCTCCTCCCCGTCCTTACCCTTGAAGCTGCTGTTGACCAAGCAGACCGTGTCCCACTCGAGCCCCTTGGCCTTGTGGACCGAGCTACAGACCACGGCGGGGGTCCGGTTGCCGCTGCTGTCCTGGAAAATCTCAGTGATGCGGGCCTCGACCTGGGAGACGTTCGTGCAGCCGTCGGCGATAGCCGTAAGCGTCGCGACTTGGTCCTGGACCAGCTCCACCTTGCTCTGGACGTGCTTCCCCCCGCCGGCCCGCGCGCGGGAGCACTGACGGTCACCCCACAGGGCCAGCTTGGACAGGAACTGGGGCACGCTCTTGGCCTTCAGCTTACGGACCATGCCCACAAGCTGCTGGCCGATGTCGCGGCCTTCCACGCGGGCCGGTATCCCGCGGCGCAGCAGGCCCAGGCAGATGCCCATCAGCGGGGCGTTCAGGCGGCTCAGGACGGCGTCACCGGGGGCGAGCGTGGCAACCGCGGCGTTCAAGGTCATCTCGACCACTTCTCCTTCCGGTGCGCTCGGGGCCGCGGTGTAGTCCTCCACGATGGTGTTGGCCAGGGCGACTACGCTTTTCGGGCAGCGGTAGGTCGTGGTGAGCCCCAGGGTGCCGGCGTTCAAGCGCTGGCGCATCAGGTGCATCCCGTCAGAAGCGGCTCCGCGGAACCCGTAGATGGCTTGGCGGTCGTCGCCCACGATGCAGATGCGGCCACCGGGCTTGCAGGAGCGTTCAGCCATCAAAAGCTGGGGCATGTTCATGTCCTGGGCCTCGTCGACCACGACCAGGGAAAAGGTCGGCTTCACCCAGCCGGCGGCGACCGGGAGCCAGACCATGTCATTGAAGCTGATACGCGCGAAGGCATCCTTTTCCAGCGTGAGCCGGAGCACGTCAATCGCGAGCTGCGCCAGCTTGGCCGGCGGGAAGGCCAGCTCCAGCTCGTCCGGCGCGCAAATGTCTCTGGAATCCGCCAGCTCGAGGACCTCGTTCAGGTCGGGCACGTTCACGAAGCTGTTCTTGCAGAAGCCGACCAGCTTGACGACCTGGGTGACAATTTCCTCGGGCATCCCGGGGCTCACGCGCTCGATGCGGTCGAACTCGACGTTGTCCTCGGGCTTCGCATCGGCCCACATGCGCTTGATGAAAAAGAAACCCAGGGAGTGCAGCGTCTTGACCTCAACGCGGGCGTCGGTGATTTTCTCCTGCGCCTCAACCTGGTTCTTCTTGTTGAACACGGCGTAGAACAGGCGCCCGGCCTCGGGGGCGTGGTTGAAGGCCTCCTTGATGGTGGTGGTCTTGCCCGTGCCCGCGCGCGCTTGGACAACCATGTTGCCGGAGCCCTGTGCGAACCACTGGAAAATGTTGAGCTGCTCGTCGGACCACGCGGGCTGGACATTGGTGCCGCTGTTCACGCGCGCCGTGGTGGTCCCCCTGCCAGAGACCAGCGCGAGGGCCTTCTCGGCGACCTCGGCCCGGACGGTCCAGCACTTCTTGACTCCATTCCACCGTGCGCCCAGGGCTTTGAGGGATTCCTTGACCGGATAGGTGTTTCCCGTAATCTCAACAAAAGCTGTTTCACTCATGCGGTTAATTTACCACGGGCGAGGCGGGTGTCAAGGGCCTATTTCAATCGAGTTTTTGTCACCACACCAATCCGGAACCCGGGGCAGCCGGACAAGGCAAACCAAGTTCGCCCGTCGGGTGACGTGCAGCTCCGGCAGACCAAGAGCGCCGGGAACAGCGGCCCACCGCACTCACAGCGGTGCCGCTTCAGAAGCCGGCGCATGAAAAAGACGCGCCGGCAGGCCTTGCAAGCAGCGTTCAAAACGGGATTTCGTCGGTTTCAACCAACACGGCCTCGCGGGGTGCGCGCGCGAAGGGCCAGATTTCAATCCGCTCGTCGCCCAGCGGGTGGTGGTGCTTCGCAGCCTGCTCGGCCACCACGAGGCGGTCCGGCCCAAAGGCCAGGATGGTGCAGCGGTCACCAAGAACGGCGTCAGTGATGGGGCAATACTCTGGGGACCACTCCACCGCGACGTGCAGGCCGTCCTGGACCAGGGACAGGGCCCGAACCCGGTCGCCCCCATTGCGGCGCATCGAGGACGCCGCCGCGGCGCGCTGATAGTCGTTGGTGAACCCGTCGTTTTCCGCCTCCAGCTCATTGCGTTCTTGCTCGTTCATCATGCGGTTAATTTACCACGGTTCCGGACCCCGTCAAGGGCAAAAAATAGGTTGGCATGGTGGGGGATTGAACCTCCTGGCGCACCTCGCGAAGCGCGCCCTCCACAATCCAGGCTCCGAATGCCGGGCGGCGTCATACGCCCCAGGGACCAACCCAGGGCTTTTGCAAAGCACCGTAGTCTCCCGACCTCCGCCTGTTACCGTGCCATAAAAATTGTCCTCGCCACAGTTTCGAACTGTGCCTTTCGAGACTTGCCCGACGTGCTACCAACCACACTCACGAGGTTGCTGACGGGTGACGGTCCCCGGATTACACAGACACTGTCCCGGTTTCCCACTGTGGCGCATGGGCGGGGCTATTCTGTTCATCACCCTCGCTAACGCGTTACACTACGTCCTTCCATCTGGCTCCGTTACGAGCACTATCAGCACCTCAACCTACCACACCAGGGCCCGGCGTCAAATTCTTTTTCCAGCAATCGCAGTATGTCCCGGTTTCGATATACCCATCGCAGGAGCACCGACGAGGAGGCTCACCCGTTTTCGAGGGAGGAAAAGCCGGGTGAAACTCGTGGTAGCGCGTCTCTTCCGTTGCGTCCACCGCTGCCAGTAGTTGTAAGGGTCCGTATCGCCGTCACAACGCCAGTTCCAGCCGTTACTCTTCTCTCGCGTTACCCCAAGCATGAACACATTCGGGTGTTCCTTGGTATAGCGTCTCCGTTTGACTTGGTGCTTCATGAAAAGAAAACGGGCGGGTTCCCTCCCGCCCTTACGCCGTCCGTGGGAATCTTAGTGGTTGCCCCCGCTCGGGTTGTTGATGTGCCCGGGAGGAACGAAGGTGCCGCCGCCAGCGCCGCCAGTTCCGTTTCCGCCAGTGCCCACCCCGCCGTTGCCACCAGTGCCGCCAAGGCCAACGCTCGTCGCTCCGCCGCCGGACTGCTCAACGTTGGTGTTGCTACGGGCCGGGCGCAGCACCGCTGCCGCGCCGACCAGACCGCCGGCATTCGCGACAGCCGGGACGAATCCAGGACCGCCCGCTCCATTCAGCACGACGAGTTCACCGGACTTGGTCAGCCGGCACACCGTCGTGGTGCTCGGGGCGAAGACGCCAGCCGTTTTGATGCGAATGATTTTGTCGCCGTTCGGAAGGGTGCCGATTTCTTTCACGCCGGCTTTCGCCAAGCTAACCGAGAGCAGCAGGGCTGCAATCGCCAACAGGTTTTTGATTTTGGTCATTGTGTTCGTAGGTTACACGAGACGACGGGTCCCGTCAAATTTCACTTCTGCTCCACGCCATTGATGCTGTGGTTGATTTTGTCCCAGGTCTCCGTGACCTTCCGACCGTGAGTCAAACGAGAGAATCTGTGCGTGTTCGGGTCGTATTCCTGCCAGTCCTTGGCCCAGGGGCCGCGGAAGGTGAGGACCCAGGTCGTGCCGAAGGAGAAGACGCGGTGAAATGTGTTCCGCAAGGTCCGCACAGGACGCAGACCTGAAAAGTGAGCTACGGCAGGGCCCTGAAGGAACTCTTCCCACAAGACTCCGCGCAGAACCCAGGACACGCTGTTAAAGGCGTGTGAGTGGAACGATTCGCGTGTGCCGTGCGTGAAGCGCAACAGCGCGACGCTGAACAGCCCCTTGATTTCACACAGCCAGAAGGCCGTGACGTTAGACTCAGGCCCACCGTCTTTTGATATAGAGAGGAGTTTCATTGCTGTCCTGTGATGATGGTTTTCGGTTCCCCACGAAGCTCTCCGTCCGAGGGCAGGAACTTCTTGTAGAAGCCGCGGTCGAAAAACATGTTGAATTCCGGTCGAACCCGAGTGATGGCTCCGGTCTTCGAGGACATCTTGAACTCGAGGATGACACCTCCGATTTCGTAGCGCAGGTGTTTAGTGCGCCCGAAAATGGTCTGCTCCTGGAATCCCGGCATCCCGATGATATGGACGTTCCGGTCGAAGCTGTAGCCGCTGACGTGATAGTGGCCCTGCACCAGAATGGCCGGCTTCTCGCCGCCCTGGAAGCTCTCCACCATCTTCTGGCCCTTGTAAGACCGCGCGTAAGCACTGCCGCCGCCCGGGTGCTGAATCTTCATGCGGTTCACGAACTCCCCGCAGCGCAGCTCGACGTCGGCCTCGACGTGCCCGATGTATTTCATGTCCTTCCGCCCGAGCCGCTCGCAGACCATCTGAAGATAGGCCCCGAAGTTGAAGCCCTCTTTCTGCCACCAGCCTTCGTGGTCGTTGCCGGTGATGAAGTGCGTTGTGACCCCGTCGCGTTTCGGATAATGGCGCGCGCAGTAGAGCGCCTGCCCGTCCACGCTGGTTTCGAAAACGCTGCCGCCGTTAATGCGGGGCACGTAGCCGTCGACGATGTTGCCAGCGTGGAAAACGTCGCGAACTCCCTCGCGGGCGAACAGGTCATATTGAGCGTTGAGCGCGTCGAGCCTCTCTTCCCGGCAGCACAGATGCGTGTCGGCCACGAGCCCGATTTTCGTCCAGGCGTCGCCGTCGAAAACATCGAGCGGGATGCTGCCGAACTCCGTGGGGACCGTCTTGGCCTGCTCGATGAGCGGGTCCTGCTTCGCGGCCGCACCATCAGCGGGGCTGGGGGTCGGTGCGGGTTCCCCCGCCACTTGGACCACAGGACCCGGAGACGTGCAGACCGCCCACTCGCGACCGTTCCATTCCCTAGGCAAACCGTCGGGACCAACCCAGATGGGGTTTTCGGGACGCACGAAGTTAGGCATCTTCGCTGCCGGCCCTTTCGCGGAGGCGACCAGTTTTCTCGGCGCACGGAAAAGCAGACTCTCCGGTGCGAAGCGCTGACGGGCCCGGCGGATGGCGGGTTCGCTCACGCCAAAGAACGTAGCAAGGTGGTCATCCTCACACCCGTCTTTGATTAGTTGCTTCAGGGTGACTCTATCCGTTTGTGTCCATTTCATTGGTGGTGTTCTTTTTGGGTTCGGGTTTACTCACTTGGCGCTTCTCTTTGTTATGGTTATCGCCCACCGGAGCAAGTGTAAGGCATCCGCGCAGTTGTCGTCAACTATGGTGATTGCCGGAAAAAGTTTAGTTGCCTCCCGGACCATGAAGTCCTTGTCAGCCGCGCCGCTGCCCGTGGCAAGCTTTTTCAACGCGGTCACGGGGATGCAGTCCGTCTCGACATTGTGGATGTAGCAGAAAAGCCACACCGCGGCGCGGAAGCTGGACCAGAGCTGGGTCTGCATGGTGTAGCGAGAAAACTGCACGTCCTCGAACACCAGGAAGTCCACGGGATAGTTGACGAGGCCGGCGTCACACTTGTGGTCCGCCCAAAGCAGACGAAGCCGCTGATACAGCGCAGGAATGCGCGGGTCCAGCCGGCGGTCTAGGCGCGCCTTGGCTGCGCGTTTTCTCTTGGCCTCGTCTTGCAAGAGCCACGAGCCCGCGGTAATCTTGCCGGCGGCATCCCGGTAGGCCCAGCCGGTCGTGGTTCCGAGGTCGAGTGCGAGGAGGGTCTTCACTTCGCCGCCCTCTTGAACCCCGCGCGCAGCTTCGCTACAATCTGTCCGTGCGCCGCGTGAACCGCCTGCCGGCTCACCTTGCGCTGCCGAGCAATGTCGGCCATGCTAATTTTCTCATCATAAATGAGCCGGAGCAGCTCCCTCTCGCCGACAGTGAGCTTGCAGCGGCACTTTTTTAGCATCGAGAGGTTCAGTCCCCGTTCTTCTTGCTCCATCACAATCTCGTCGGTCGACGGGGCTAGCTCGGCAATCTGGCGCTGCGTCTTCACGGGAAGGTGAGGCGGGTTTGTTCCTCGGTTATTGTCATGCTCCTCTTCCGTGTAGGGCGTGAAGCCGGGGAACTTGTCCGAGTGTGAGGAGGGCGTCACCGTGTTCTTAGACTTCCACAGACCGGCAATGGCGCCGCGCAGAAAGGGCATCAGGTAGCGTGTGAAACGATTTCCCCGCTCCGGGTCGAACCTGTCGATGGCGTTCATCAGCGCGGCGTTCACGGCGGATATCACTTCATCATCTGGAAGCCGGCCACGATTCTGGCGGCGAGCGAATCGTGCAGCGAACAGCAGATGGTTGTGGATAAGGAATTCACGAGCCGCTGTGTCGCCCTTTTTCGCCGCCACGAAAAGATTGCGTTCTTCTTCGGGAGTGGTGAGTTTGAAGCGGAGGTTTTCGTTTGCACGATAGTAGTTATTGCTGTTGGGTGTCATTAGATTTCTGGTAAATGCTGTCCGTCCTTTGTTCAGGCACTTCCAGAACCGTGAGATTCTTCGGATAGTGTGTGCAGCGGTCGATTTCGTATGTGCGAATCTTGGAGCCCTCGAGAATGCGAATCTTGAACTGCGAACTCTTGCTCAGGGTCATCAGGTCGCGCTTGATGCGGTCCAGGTCGAACTTGCGTAGAACCTCCGTGAGCCCCGGAACCTGCGCGAACTGTTGCCATAGGTCAAGCGCGCTGCCGGTCCACACGTTGGCGTCGGGGTTCGTCTTTGTGAAGTATTCGCGCATGAAGGCGTTCATCAGCTCCGCAGTGTTCGAGGCGCGGCTGCTCTGCTGGGCTGAGATGACCATGTATGGGTCGTGATAAGGCTTGATGCCCCCGAATCGCTCATCCCGGACGGCTGAGCTACGGCATTGCTCGGGGATTTCGTAATCCAGCAGGAAGCGACCGAACCAGGGCAACTCGCGGTCGAGGATGGTCTTCACCTCACCCCACCCGGGAAAAGATTTTGTCCGTTCTTTCGCCAGGAACATCATCACCTTGTCAGCCATTTCGGCGTCCATGTCGGGAGGCGTGAAAGACGTGGAGTCCATGTTGCAGGTAATCACGGTTAGGGCGCAGTTCCCAATCACCGCGCCGATACGAAACTTTTCGTTGCACTCTTTGGAAGGGTTCGCGACACTCTGTTTTACCTTCTCGCAAAACTTCCGCCACACTGGCGAGTTGGTTTCCATCGAGGTGTCGTCAACGGCGTGATACGCGTAATCGAAAAGCTGAGAGTTGAAGTTCGTTTCCCCGAGCAGGTGGGCCTTCGCCTCAGCGAAGCCTCCCAAAAGCCGGCCCATCACCTCACGGCTCTGGAAAGTTTTTCCGCATCCGACAGGACCTCCGATGTAGAGAGCATGACCCGGGGTCAGGTTCCGGTTGTAACAGCCCTTGTAGGCCTTGCTTGCCCAGCTCAGGAAAAACGGGAGCTGGTCAGGCGTGGCGAAAAAGTTGTCATAGAGGTCCGAGAGGAACGGGAACTGTCCTTCGGGGCCCCAGATTGCTTTTCCCTCCGCCGGCTGGATTACGTCGCGCGTGTGAGTGTTAAGGTAGTAGTGACCGTTGAAAAAGATTTTGCCCTTGGGTTCTGAAAAGGCGAAGCTGGCGTGCGCCTTCACGCGTTGCTCATTGTGGATGTAGGCGTATGCAGCCTCGACCTCAGAGAACCTCTCGCCCTTTTTCTTGCTGACCTCTCGCGACAGGCCGCGCATCACTACCAGCTCGGTCTGCACGTTGTCCTTGTTCAGGATGTCCCAGCGCCCGCTCTCCCTTTTTACCGCATAGTCCTTTCCGTCGAAGTAGACGTCCTTCACTGCCGTTCCAATTCGGTTCTGTTCAAACTGCTTCACCCAGTCTGCGCCCAGCAGCTCGGACCAGGACCACCAGCCCTTGCCCAACTGATTCGCATGATTGGAAAAGGTCTTCATGCCGTTGTCCATCACGATGGCGGACCTCTCCGAAGTTGAGCCATCGACCCAGAAGGTTGGTCCCTGCGCCCCCAGGGCGAAGTCTCCCTTCCATTCTTGGAAGCGGGGATACTTGTCCTTGAGTTCTCGTAGACGTTCAGCCACCACGGGAATCGGGATGACAACGCCCGGTTCCATATCCTTCCATGAATACGAGCGACACAGCTTGACCAGCCAGCCGACAACCAGAGCGTGCGGGATGGGGTTCGGGTTCACCTGACGCCATTGGCAACCATTCGCGTAATAGCGAGAGGGCTCCGTGTATCCAGAGTCCAGGTTGCTCAGCTCTTTAATCGGAAGGAAATCATGAATACTTTTTAGCAGGAAGACTGCAAAGTTTCGGGATGAGAGGAGAATGGGCACCTCGAAAATCCAAACCAGCCGCCAGTTGCCGGACAGGGAACGCTCTACCCAGTTCGGCTTTATGTCCATGCGCGCGATTGCCGATTCGACTTCCTGTTCCGTGAACTTCGCGTCATAGTCACCCACGAAACACCGAAGCTCTCGCGGAGAGTTCGCACTGTCCTTTCCACCGGCCTCGCTCACGCGCGCGTTCTCGTTGATGGCAACGAAGCCCGTGTAGAACATGAAGTCGGTTGCGGGTAAATTTGCCCAGGTCTCCCGGGCCGCCTTGTCTCCGAGACAATTCGGGGGAACTAGGTCAAGCTTGATGAACTCCCAGGGGTTGCCTTCAAAGGTTTCGGTAGAGGAAAGGTTTTTGAGGTATCGCATGCAGCCCCTAAGAGTATGTCACCTGTAGGCCTCTCGTCAACTATTTCAAATAGTGGGGGACCTCTTTTGCTTCCGCGGTGAGCGGGCAGCCCTTCAACCACTCCGGGCACTGCGACATCACGTCTTGAACGTCCTTGGCCGACACTGACTGGTCAACCTCATTCACGGCCTCGTCATGCGCCGTGAACAACACCGTCCCATCACCAAAGTTTCGGTCCAGCTCTAGGCAGTGAAAACCAAAGACATCCCGGGCAATCGCCTGCACCATGTTTTCCGTGAGCATCCCTCCGTAGAACGGAACGCGCATCAGTCGGCCATTCTTGATTGCCTCGGCGCGGACGCACAGCCGATTCCGCCATCCGCCCTTCTCTTCATCAAAATGCTTCACCCACTCGCGAGCCACCTTGCGGTAGTAGAGGGAACGACCGCTAGGGAGTTCAACGGAAAACTCTCCGTCCAGCACGCTGTCACGGTAGGCCTTGTCCAGATGCTTCCAGAGCGCAACAATTTTCGGGTTGTTGGCGCGGAACTCCTTCACGCACTTCCTTGAAAAGGTTCCGTAGCCCGAGACCATCTTCGGTGTTCCGTCCTTGTTCAGGATTGGCTCCCCGTCCTCGTTGAGCACGGCGACGAACTCCGGGTCATCCTTGGTGACATCGCAGCGGGCTTGGTCCCAGGCCAGCTTGATGAACTTCTCCCAGGCGCACTGATAGCCGAGGCCGAGGACCTGCGCCTTGCTCAGCGCATACCTGTCCTTGTCCTGCTTTTTCATGTCGCCGCCGGTCCAGCCCATCTGTTGGCGCGCGAAGGCCTCGTAGGGAGACTGGCCGGAAGCCATCATGTCCAACAACTCTTGGTTGCCGGTGACCCAGGCCAGCACGCGCGGCTCAATCTGGGAGAGGTCCGACACAATCATTTTCTTGCCGGGCCGCGGGATGAAAATGGAGCGGAGGTCGAGCGAGGCCGTGACAAATCCTGGCAATGGCTTCCCCTCATTCTGTGTCTTCTCAATCTCTTTCAGGCGGTCGGGCTCGTTGATGAGGTAGCCCTTGTCGTCGCGATACAGCGGCTCCTTTCGGGGATTCTGCATGTTCACGCCGCCGTCGCCACTCCACCGTCCCGTGTGCGCCCCGAAATACTTCAGACGAAACTGTAGGATTCCCTCGGGGGTGAGCCGCTCCTTGATGGTCTCGAGCGAGCCCAGGAAAAGGTTGATGCTCCTTCGCTTGGCGACGTTGGCCACCCACTCAAAACGGGGAGCATACAAAGCCTCCCACTCGTCAAAGGCCTCCTCGCCCTCGTGAGCCTTAACGGGAGGGGAGGGGATGCCCGATGCCCGGCACCGTTCCGCAATGGCTTTCGGGGACGTGGGCGCGTGGCCCTCTGCAATCCAGGGCAGCGTGGCCTCGCAGTCCTTTAGCATCGTGTGCGCCGTCTTAATGTAATCAACGAGCTTGGAAACATCGATTTGAATGCCGCGCTTTCCCTGGCGCGAGGTCTGGCGGGCGAGAGCCCTCTCAAACTCCGGCCACTTATCTCCATGCTTGACCCACAGCTCTCGCGTGGTAACCGCGTCCCTGCGCCCGTAGCGCACCATTTCATCCCACCATCCCTCGGCCTTAATCTGGTCCGCGGTCTTTCCGTTGGCCTTCGCGCGCGCGTGCTTGTCCAGCACAACGTCCAGAAGAAACTTAGCGGCCTCTTCAAGACTGCGGCGGTTACATAAATACGCCGACATGTTCGCCGTGCAGAACCAATCCTTCGGATGGATTATCGGCGCGATGCCCAGTTCGACCTGACGCTCATATACCCCGCTATCAAAGTGTTCGTTGTGACTAACCAGGGTGTTGTCATCCAGGGAGGACCAATTAAAGTCCCTCGGATGTCCTGCCCATGTCTCCGACTCATCGGCCACGGTTATCAGATAATTATCAAACCTCGGACTGTGCAGGTAGGCATAGTCGCCCATCTGCGTAATGGAAAAACCCCCGCCCTTCTTGGACTTGTGGTAAAAGGTTTCCGTGTCGAATCCGATAATGCGATGCATAAGACTAAAGCGTGATTCCGCAGCTCGGGGTGCTTTGAACCTTGTTGCGAATGATTTTGCGAACCGCGGCCTCGAGACGCTTCTGTGCCGCCTCCGCGGCGAATCCGGGAATCAGGCGAAGGGAGACATACATCGGGTCGGGCTCCCCGTGCAGCGGCTCACGCACCTTGCTTTCGATTTGTCGAATCAGGCAATCGACCTCGGCCTCGATGTCGTCGAGAAATTCCTGGCTCACTCTCTTGAACTTGCCGGCTCGATGCGATTTGGAACAGGCCAACGCGTATTCCTTCACGCTCGAGGCCACCGTCATGTTGGTTCTTTGATTATTCGTTTCGCTCATAAAAGAAGCCCGGCGGAGGGTTCGCCGGGTGCGATTAAGCAAGCCAGCCACATTTTCCTTAATGCCGGGAAGGTCTTTAGTTAATTGTAACACAGCGCCAGGGACAGGTCAAACCAGAGAACCGCAGCTCTCCCCAGGCGAGTCGTTCCATTTCGGAAAATGCGACCTCGCGCTTTGCCTCCCACTCACGCCGCACGTCGGCGGGCTGATTCAGGTCCAGGGCCATCTGCCAAGCCTCTTTCCAAGACTCGCGGGCGCGTTGATATTTTTCTGAAGGTGCCATGAAAGTAGCAGCCGATTCTGGGTTCTCCAGATTCCTTTTCCTGCTCGGCTTACACAGTATCGGGCCCAGCGTGCAGGCCTTTCCGCAAACTCGCCACGATGGAAAAAGGGCGAGTGGTTGATAAGGCCACCCGCCCCAGTTGATACGGTGCTGAATTAGCTGCCTGTGATTTGCTTGATGAACGAGCGCAGTTCTTCGCTCGTCTTGGTGCCCGGCTTCAGGACCGTGACATAGGCCGTGTTGCCCGTGCTATAGGTCCTGAGCTTGGTGCCGCAGGTATATGTGAAGGACGTGTAGCCATTGGCGGCGAGATGCCCGGCCTTCTTGTCCTGTCGAATGACGGACGCGCCTTCAGTGAACAGCCCGCCCTTCATGTCGAGCGTGACCAAGGCCCATTGCTGGCCTTCGCAGAGGAACGGAAAGAAAATCCGGTCCTCGTCCTTCACGTCGTCCGGTTTGCGGACCAGAAACAACGCGGTGGAGAGAGTCTGAAACTCGCGCGAGGGGAGGCCCGCGGCTTTCTTTTCCCTGTGCTCCTTGAAGTTGAGCGTGCCGTTGGCGCGCGCGACCTCTTGGAGTGAGTGAGCGAGGATGCCCTGCTCGTCAGAGCCATAGGCGACCTTCTCGACGTAACGGTCCTTGCGGAAGCCGATGACGACGAGCGTGAGAGGCGCACTGCCGGCCTTCACGAGCTGACCATCTTTCACCACTGGCGGCGTGTAGATGGCGATTTGGTCCTTGAGAACAATCTCGCCCAGGGAGAAGGAAACAGCGAGGCTGCTGGACTTCTGGACGAGTTTGATTTTGGGGAACTTGATGTCGGCGAATCCGATGTTGTCCTCGTTGAAAGGAAAAGCGGATTGTGGCGCAGACACGGCGGAGCAAACAGGATTGCCCTGTTCGTCACAAGGGACCGTGGCTTCGGCCTGGGTTTGGGTTTCCGAGGCGGCTACTGGTTCCGTCGCGTCGACGGGGAGCCCGGGTTTGTTGAACGATACCTTACTCATTTGGTTTGTCTTTCGGTTTTGGTTGTGTTGTTCGAGATACGCAACGGCGCGCATCAAAATTTGGGGGTTATCCTTGAACCCGCCGAGAGCAGGATTGCACCTTCTGCATAGCATCCCACGCACCTTCCCAGATTTATGGTCATGGTCAATCTGAGGTGATTTCATTTTCTCCCCACATATCGCACACTTCCCCTGCTGAGCGCAAATCAGAGTCTCATAGTCCTCCAAGGTCATGCCGTAATAGTGCTTAAGGTTGGCCTTCCGGGAAAGAAGCGCACTTCTAGTGGGGTTGGCCATTCGCCACAAAAGGTTATTCTTGACGAGCACGGTCTTGTTCTTAAGACGGTGTCGCTTGACTGCGTCTCTATGAGACTGCTTCTGTTTTTCAGTCATCGACTTGCAGTCTTTCCACTGTCTTTGTCCGTCGCCATACGCAACACGGAAAAGGGGTTGCCCATCTCCGCTGCGCCCTCAGCAACTAGCGCGGCCCGGAAGGCGTCCGAGGATTTCTCCTTCTGCCCGCGGGGGGCGACCAGCTCAATTAACTTATCCAACGGTGTGAGTGTAATGTCGTAGAGAGCCTCGATTTTCTCGGCGTGTTCCGGCGGCACGAAACGCTTGGCAATCTCACCCACCTTCTTGGCGCTCTTGATGCTCAAGCGCTGCTGTGGGACCAGCACGTAGCCGTCGGGAATGAACTCCTCGTCGTTGAGGGCCTTCTGCGTCGCGTTCTTGCGGAAGCTCTCTGCCCACAGCTTGACCACCTGCGCCAGCTTCATGCCGGCGGAAACCTGCACGGGGTCCTCGAGCGTCACGGTGTTGATGTCATCGGGCACCACGAGCGGCGCATATTTGCGGCCTACCTGGATGGCTAGCTCTGCGACCTTGGGGCAACGACCAACCAGCGAACAGAAAAGACAAGTGCCAACCGTGGCCCGCGCCATAGAGAAATCCTCAGGATTCTTGCCTGCCTCAATGGCTCGAGCAACCACGGTCCGCACTCTAAGGAGAAACGCATCGGGAACCGAGATGTCAAAAGTGTGAGAAGATTCATGGTCAATGTGGGGTTGGAAAAACAGGACACGGCACGAGCGGAGTTTTGGATACCGTCTCTTCAGGCCCAGCATGTAGCTGATTCCCTGCAGGTTGTCCTCGGCGTTGGTAACGGCGTTGCGCCCGAACTTCCAGTCGATGATTTCCGCGTGAGTCTCGTCGGCGGAGACGATGCCCAGGTCCAGGTAGCCGGCAGTGGTGCCCACAAAGGGGACCTGCGCGGGCTTCCCGTCGAGGACTATATTTGTCCACACGCTCTCGTCGTCAATGGGCAGATATACTTCTTTCAGGACCGTCGCGCCAAACCCGAAGGCGGCGATGTGCTCGCTTGCCATCTCCTTGCACTGGGCCACGACCATCGCCTTGTAGTCGGGGATGCGGTTGTCGTCCTCTTCGGACTCGACGGCATTGTGTTGCAGGGTCCCCATGATGGAGGCCTCGTTTTCCGACTGCGTGGGGTGATACTTGGGACAGGCTTCCCTGCACTGAAGGGTCGAGGGGGAGTAAGGATGGTGGACTCGGTCCTGGGCACTCATGTTTGTCTTGGTAGCAACGTCTAGTTGTTCTGCTCAATAAGTGTGAACAAGGGGACGTTTGTCAAAGACGAGCCCGCTGAAAAAATAGAGTCTTCAGGGCCTCAAAAGCACCCTCTTTATCCAAGTCAAGGCAGCCCCTGTCCCCTATCAGCACCCACTCCTCCCGGACCTCAAGCGGTTTCTCCAGGTCTCTAGTTAGGTTGCAGTGAAGCCAGTCATAGTCCCCGAAAACATTAAGGTTGTTGTCGACAGGATAAGGGACCTTCAAATTTCGTGTTTGTGTTGGCATATCAGTGCTTGTAAAGAAAGGTGACCGTCGCCGTGATTGCCAGCGCGCTGAGCCAGTAGCACACGTCCGCCGGCTTCCGCTCCACGCCCCAGCGGAGCGCGTTGAGGAGATACAGCGACATGATGATGTAGTTGAAAAGCTTTGGGTCGAGGAAAAATTTCACGAGGCAGTTCCTCCCCGTTTCTCCTTGGCCGGAAGCCGCGGTGCCGGGACCAACCCGGAGGTGAGACCGCGCTTGGCACATTCCTCGCGGAAAGCTTCCGTGTCGGGCCTCCCGTCAGGACCCCAAAGGGTCCGCATGATTTCACGTCCGCTGGTTCCTACCTTTCCTTTTTTCATGATGGTGGACTGTAGAGCAGCTGAGAAGTCGACGGAAAATATATCATTCATAGCACGCAGTTGTTAACGCCGGTTCGTATTCCGACTACTTTTTGTTTCTGGGTTTAAAGTTTGGGTCGTGTTTGATTGCGGCCAGCAGTTGCCGTTGATTCTCGGCCTTCTCCGGCGTGGTGTCTTTGGCGAGCACGCGCCCGGTGTCCTTGTTGTAGACCCGGACATGCCCCTTCTTCAGTTTTCTAGTTCCGTATGGCATTTTGTGTGGGATGGTGGTTGTGGTTTATGTAGCGGCACCAACCATTCCGTCTTGAGACGGTCCACGGCTGCGCCGCAAAGCCAACCCTCTCGCCAGAGCCTCTTGATTTTGTAGGCGTATCGGTGGAAGGCTGGACAATTTTCGAATCGAACTCCGCGACCTTGGTCATCGAAGCCCTGTGCCCAATGGTCGAAAACCTGCTGCTGACCCTTGTTCAAGGCCAGCTCGGGGTTGTCGGTGACGGTGAGTCTCTTGTTCTCTTCGCTTAGTTTCATATATGGCTTAGCCTCCACCGTAACTAAAGAATCCCTTGGGCTCTGTGACATCTTCAGGCTCCTGGTTCAGGTCCGCGTGGTCATACCCCAGCTTTTCGGCAATCAGCCGTCGCGCCTCTTCCTTATTCGGAGCGAGTGCAAACATGACATCCTCCCAAACGTAAAGTTTTAATTTCATAACACCGAGAAGATATCAGACAGTTCATGCTCCGTCAAATGGAGATTTGAGGCGAACAGGTCCCCGTCGTTCAGCGCGTCCTGCTGGTTCAGGCGGGTCACCAGTCGGCGATGCACGTTCTCCTCGCGCGTCCCGGCGGCTAGAACCACTCGGTAGAGCGACTTGCTTTTTGCTCCGATGCGCGGCAGCCGTCCGAAGACTTGTCGTATGTTAACGGCCGATGAACAAGGCGAAACGTAGCCAATGCGAGGCGCGTCACCAACAGAGTCGTGCAAAGAAATACAGATGCCACCAGCAGCAGAATTAGCGACAAGCCTGCGGTCGCGGCCAGCTTGAAAAGAGTCGATGCAATGTTGCCGGCGCTTCTGGCCGGCGGGCCCGACTTGCGAGCCGTCGATGCGGCAGTCCGTCTTGAGTCGCTTGCAGAGTTCATCCAAGGTTTGGGTGAAGGTCACGAAGTTGACCACGCTGTAGCCCTGGTCGTTCGCGTCCTCGGTGAGTTGCACAAAGATGGGGACCTTCAGCAGCTCGATTTCTTGGAGAGCGCGGAGGATTTCCGTCAGGTGCGTCTTCTTATCCGACGCGGCCTTGTCATGCAGCGCTCGGATTGAGTCATCCATCTGTTCATAGAGCCTGTCGATTGCCCGGCCCTCGTTCAGGTCGTAAAGTTCCGCGGTGATTTGACACTCGGGGAAGTCGGGCAGGTCCCTGGTCCTGATTCGTATTCCGTGCTCGGGGAAAATCTCTTCATTGAGCCGGGCCATCACGCGCTTGCGGTCCTCCTCCTTGCCGGCGAAGTAGAGACCGCCATGCGGTGAGGGCCTACAGTTCCAGCGGCGGACCCAGGTCCAGAAGCGCAGTCCCTCGTCCAGCTCGTGTAGCCCCAGCGTGTAGCCCAGGGCCTTGAAGTCGAGCGGGCTGTCTCCGGCGGTGGCCGAGAGCCCAATCACGCGTAGGCCCTGCCGGCGCGCGGCAATCAACATCTCCGCGTTGAGCGAGTCAGTGGCCTTACAGCGGTGGACCTCGTCGAACACGGCGGACTTGACCTCGGGGTGGAAAACGAAACGCCCGTAGTTGTGCGGGACGGACTTTGTCTCAACGCAGTGAACCGGCCCGTAGGGGCAGCGGGGCGTGTCCTCTTCCACCCAGCACTGGCATTGAGTGCATTTCAGGCGTGACTTGAGGGGACCTGTCTTGGGAAACTGCCATCGACCGAAAGGCGTTCGTCCGCCCCTAAGCATCTCGTAGCCAATGACATCGAACTCGACCCCCAGGTGCTCCCCGGCGCGCAGCCAGCCGGGCCTCGCGACATCGGGGCAAACCACCAGCGTGGGCAGGTTCAGCTCCCGCAGCACGGCACCGGCCACATAAGATTTCCCAGTTCCCATGTCGGAGCCGTCGAGCGCGGCCCCGTAGCGCTTGATGCACGCAAGCAGGTGCTCCGCGGCTGGTCCCTGGTGGGGCTTCAGCCCGGCGGCGTTCATTCACAGATTGATTTTGAGAACCTTCACGGAGCCCAAGCACAGCAGACCATCAACAGGAACGATGCGCCCGTTCTGCGGCTCGAGGAAAAACCACTGACCGTCGTTGCGGCGAATCGTAATCATCGCATGGTAAGCCAGTGGGACGGCATCTTCTCCCGGAAAAATTTCTGAGATGTCTCCCTCGAGTCGAACGTAGGCCACGGCGACCGTGAGCCCCACCTCAGCTTTGAAGTGTCTAAGGGCCCAGACATCCGCCCAATACTTGAACTCGCGGGCGAAGTTATCACAATCCCAGGCCTCACTGACATACGGGGTCCACTCCTTGTGGGCGAGGGCGAAGGCAACCATCGAATCAATTTGCGTCTGAGTCGGAGAAATGTAGTAGGCATCCTCAGGACCGAGCAACAGATTTGATTCAGCATCTTCATTGGGCATCTGCCATAGCAGACATTCTCCGACGGTTGCAGATAGGTCTCTCCAGTAGATGACGGTTGTGCGGTCGTGGGTTTCGTTGTCAGCTTGTGCGGTTCCGAGCAGGGTTATTGCGAGCAGAAGACTCGCGATTAGTTTTTTCAAACTGGTTTATCCAGCCTTTCAACACGCGGGGTGAATGTCGCAGGAGATAGTGATTTCGGACCAAAGACTGGTCCTGAAGTAAATTGCTGATTTCGGGCCGGGTCAGCAGGTGACCCTTGAACCAATGCAGCCACTCGCGGTCCGTTGCGGTGGCGGGAACATGTCCGCTATCAATGGCGTGGTGCTTGAACTCGAGCATCTCTCCTGAGAGGCGAGTGCGGAGCAAATAGAACCATTCGGGTTCGATGAACAGGGAAAACTTGTCGGCCCAACAGATGTCAGACGGGGCCTCGCCGTTATCGCGCGCCAGGGAGCCGCTGTGAAATATGCATCGGTGCGCGGCCTCGGCCCCGATGAGGCAAGAAGAGAATTCTTTGTTGCCTCGCAGCCTACTCCACCAGTATACAAGCTTGCCTACGAGCTGAGCGCCCAGTAAAGGATGAAGCTTGCCCTCCTTGCCGTCGATGTCTCCGCGGCCCCAGTAGCCAACGTCATGAAAGACAATACAGAGCCATCCGACCAAGTCGGGCCACTGGCGGAAAAGCTTTCGGTATGCGAGCGCGACGGTTAAAGGGTGCCACAGAAACTGATGGCAGCCAAACAGCAATGACTTGGTTCCGATTTTCACTGTGCGAAGGCGTAGAATCTCGACTGCCGGAAAAGCTCCACGGTCTCGTTCGTTTTCTTCAGAGGGAGAAGATTATTCACGGCCCACTCGAAAAGCTTGGCGTGATATTGCTCGAGAGTCCCGTCGTTGAGAAGCACTTCATCACAGTCCTCGGGCCCGTAGGTCACCGTGGGGTCCACGGGGATTCCAGGCCTGTCAATCCAGATGATGCGGTCAAACAGGCCTTCAGCCTTGACGGCCTGAATCTCCTTGATGTCGCGCAGGCCGGCGGCGATGTCTCCGGACTCCACAACTAGGCGCGCGAGGAAGCATTGGTCCGTGGTGCGGATGAAATCCAATTCTTGCTTCCACAGCTCGCGGTTCTTGCGCCTCTCTTCCCATGCTTGGCAGGGATGCACCCCGAGCACGCGGGCCATATGAGGCAGGCCTGCCCAAGAGAAGCTTCCAGCGTAGCGGAGCTGCGTGACGCGGCCTAGGAAAATTGCCCCGGCGTCTTTCCCTGCCCTCCCGAAACCACAGAACAAAATCTTTTTATAATTCATCGCGTTTAATCTTTCCGGAAGAGTGATTTAATTTTGGGTAGCAGGTCTTCACGGTGATGTGAAAGGGCTAACCAAATTAAGAACCACTCCGAACTAGACCATGCCGGTCCTTGGGTGGTCCCAAGACGATACCCTGGGGGTTCTCCCTCGGGACAAATCTCTTTCCTGATGTCTGCTGGGGTTCGTAGGGCATGAGTGACGGGAGGTGCCATTCGATTTGGAGGTCGTGACTCTCCGCGAACGACCGGAAATAGTCGGTCCGGTATTCGCTAAGCTGTGGGGAGGTTATCACGACGGGTTGTTGGGTTCGGTAACTGGGACACGGCACTCAAGTTCGCAGAGCTGGGATTGGGCGAGCAAAACGATTTCACGAAGCTGGGGCAGCGTGAGCCCCCTCACAAACATAGTGTTCGGCATCATCGTCTCTTGAACGGAGACGGTGCGAAGAATTTCGCGGATTTGCTCCAGGGTCATAGGGGGTTTTCCTCTCGCGACTTGGTTCGGAATTCAATCTCCGTCTGGATGCGCGCGAAGCACATCAGGGTGTAGTCGTGCAGGGGCCGATACTTGCCGGCGGTATAACTTTCTGAGCGCGCAATCAGGTGCTTGAGATGCGAGGACACACGAGCAGCCTGCTTAAGCCGGCGAATCAACTGATGGAAAGTGAGCGTGCCCAGCTTCTCGATGTATTTCTCGTCCCGATTCCGAGGTGCTTGGCGCGCGAGATACTTCTTGGAGCGTCGGCGAGCCGCGACCTTGCGCTCGTGGTTGGTGGCTTTCGTCTTCGGGTCGAACAGGTCCTTCTCGACTTCAAGACAAAGGTCAGGGTCCCTAACGTCGGTATCAGTGGATGAGTTGTTCATTTGATTGGTTCGTTTACTAGCGCCACAATATACGCACATGTCGAGCACAGGTCAAACTTCACCCCGTCATCCCGACAGATTGTATGGCGGTTTGTTCGAACCTTGTTGCCATTCGCCGCGATATAGTCCACACAATCAAATTCTGGGCCAGCGATTTCCACACCATGCAGAGGGCAGAATTTGTTGCAGCAAAACTTCACTTAACGGGGGCCTTATCGGCTTCGGGAGTCTTCGCAACCTTCGGAGCCTTAGGGGCGGGCAGGTGCTCGGGCGGAGTGAACACCGGTGCGGTTACGCGTTTAGGTGCCGGGGGAGTCTTGCGCGGCCCCTGGGGCAGCTCTTGCGGGTGCTTCTTCAACCGTAGAGCCAGCTCGCGGCTCTCGCTGCCGAGGATTTCCTGGATGATGGTGGGCAGGTTTTCCACGGGAATGCTGGCGTTAACCTGATTGGAAAATCGCGTTGCGTTCCGCGTCATGCGGTCCTTGAGGGTCAGTCCGACCATGCCCTTGTCCTGCAGGTAGCGCAGCAACACGTCGTGGGCTGCGCCTTCGAAGAACACCGTGCCAATCTCGCGGAAGGCCTCCGCGCCGGTTCCGTCGGCGGTCGGGGTCTCGATGAAAAGCTGGCGCAGGGTCATGCCCGGATAGGGGTTCAAAAACTGAGGGGCGTCCTCGCGGGTCTCGATACAAGAGCCGGTCCTCCGCGCCTCCCCGGGGAGCAGCTTGGGAAACTGCTTCTTCAGCTCGAGGTAGAGATTGTCATAGTCTCGCTTGGCAATGCCAGTGAGCGGGGCTTCAACGGTGACAGTTTCCGGCACTCCGGGAACCCGATAGAATCCAACGATGAAAGAGAGGGGCATGGTTTTTAGGTTTGGTTTTGTCCCGCGTTAAGACGGGCCTTTGTTCGGGATGCAGCGGGGTTCTCCCGCCTCCATTTTCGTTGGGCCAGCGCATGAGCCTTGGGCATAACAACAAAGAAGTTTGGCTCCAGGCGGGATGTCAACGAGATTCTTGGATGGTCTTCATCCACGCCGGGGCCGGCGCAAAAAGGTCCGCCATCTTCCGGGGGGCCTGCCTCTCATGGTCGTCATTGCACATCCAGCACATCGTGTAAAAGTCCCCGCTAATTCGATTGACGCAGCCCCAGTCGGTTTTTCCCGCCACCAATCGCGGCGCCTGCCGGTCGTTGTCCATGAAGTAAAACTTGCCCTCCCACTGGAACAACACGGCGGCATGGTGACTACGTAGTCCACCCATCTGTTGCCACCCGTAGACGATGCGGTGCGCCGGAATTCCCTGCTTTTGCAGCATCCTTAGCGCGTCCCGGCTGAATGGGTCACAGTGCATCCTCACCATGTAGTCCGGAAGGTGTTTAAACGACGGTGGAGGAGCGGATAGAGCGGCCCAGGTGGACGCCGCGCACAACAGCCAGATGAAAAATAGTTTTAGTTTCATAAAAGTTTTGATTGGTTGGTCACCAGCGATACCCGGGACGATTGCAAGGCGCTATGTATTCCGTAACCGAGACGATGCTCTCCACCATCGCGGACCCGTGCCGCGCGCGGACCACCGCGATTGCCTCTTCCACGTCATGGCCTGGCACGTTGATGTCGTTGAATCGAATCCTCCCCTTGCTCCAAACCACGTCGAATTTTTTGTTCATGAGTTAACGTCGCACAGGTTGAGTTGGTGTCAAGAGAAGCCCGCCATACACCGACTTGTGGTTGTTGTAGCTGGTGTTCCGGATGCCGTCATTGCAGCGATCAGGCGTGCAGAACCCGCGCCAGCGGTAGGCCTCGCGACCATCCGCAAGCGTCTCGCTCCAGATGTCGCACACCACAAACCTGTGCCCTTGGATGTTTACGGTCTGGCCCAGGTGGTAAGGGAATCGCAGGAAGTCTTTCATGAGGCCCCTCAGCGGAGATACGCCGTGAACAGTCCCCCGCCGTTGTTGATGAACGCACCGTTCCAGAGGTTCGACACGTCGCCCTTGCGGATGTTACCTCGAGCACCCTTGGCCGGCGTGGCCCAGCCGGCGCACTTCAGGATGTTGCCGTTGGTCAGGTCGATAAACCCGAAGGCATGGCGGGTTCGGTCGTTAATCTTCGCGACGAGGCGGGCATACTTCTTGCCGACCGTGAAGGCGATGGTTTCCCAGTTCAGCTCGCAATCGGGATACGCGGCGCGCAGGCCAGCGTTGTGGCGGGCCGACACGGCGGCGACGAAGGCCTCGAGTTCAGCTTTGGTGACGACTTGGCTTTGAATGATTTCGCTCATGGGTGAATGTGCCACAGGTTGGCGAGAGTGCAAGAAAAAATTTCAAGTATTCGCGGGCTGCCTGATGGGCCTTGTGGGTTCGGTCTCGGCTTCAATCTCAGACTCGCGCTCCAGCTCCGCCTGTTTCTCCGCGTCTTCCGCAACCCGTAGGCGGCGCTCCAACTCGTCTTTTCCGAGAATCTCCTCAAGGGTTTTGGCTTTCATGGGTGAATGTGCCCCCTCGGCCTCTTCAACCGCCCGGGTGACCCGAAAGGCCTTGGACAGGCTGTCCTGCATGATGCCGGCCCGGCACGGGTCAAGCCGGTCTTGAATCTTGACGCTGTCGGCGGCGCATCTGGCGAACCAAGCGGCGTCCCCGGGATTGGCGAAGTAAAGGGTGACGGTGTGGGTGTTCATGGGATTCAGGAGATGACGAAAAACTTGGAGTCCGCGGGAAACAACGTGAGCCGGGAGGCCCACTCAGCACGGGGCACGACGGCATGACGCACGGGACACACGGGTTTGAAGCAGCCGATGGGGGCCAAGCTAAGATACCTGACCCGAAGGAAATCGCTGGCGACCTCAACCACGGTCGCGCTATAGCTGTCTCCGTTAAGGTCCTTGAACACAACAGATGCCCCGATGTCCTTCTTAGTGAACTGGTGTTTTCTCATGCCGACAACATACCACCGCGCCGGCACAGGGCAAGTCCGTATTTCTACGGTTTGTCGGACCCGGGCGCTACGGTATCGTCCAGCATTTCCTCTAGGCGCTTCGCAATGTCGCGCTGCACCTCACCGCTGGTGTTTTCCCACAGGGAGTCGAAGCCCGGCAAATCGTGGAAAAGCTTTGCGATTATTTTCTTGGCGAGCCTCTTTGATTCGCTCACAGCAGTCCGTTCTCTTCGAGATATTTTTTGATGAGCAGCACGAGGGCCAGTATTAGAAGAAGTGTTATCCAGTTCATCATTGTATGATTTTGTTAAGGAGATAAAGGAAAAGGAAGATTAGAATAACTACTGATAACCAATCAGGCAGTGTTCCCCGTGGTGAACGAGTGTGCGCCCAGCTCATTGTTTTTTCAACTTGAGGTCGGCGTTCCAATATACGCGCCCAACCTCGGTGCATTCTTTGTTTTCACACCACAGCGCGCAGTCTCCATCCCACCAAATACCTTCCTTGCATTTGGCGCACAGAACCTTTTTCAACTGCCTGGCTCGGGGCTCGACATCTTCGTCGAGTCCCTTCGGTGGCTGTGGTTGAAAGGGTCCCTCGGAACTCATTTCCGTTTCAGGTCCACCAGAAGCTCGATAAGCGAACGTATGCGGGTCTCGACGGAGAGGACCCAGAAACCCCCTGCGGAAAAACCCAAGAGGATTATGGCCGCTTGTAGTATTTGTTCGATTGTCTCAGTCATATTACGAGTATTTTTTGATGAGCTTGTTGCCCATCTTCACGAATTTCACCCCACCTGTGAATTTGATTTTGCTGAAATGCTTGACGTAAGCGCTTCGGTTGGTGGTGCGGTCCGCGCTTCCTTTCCCAGGTCCACTGACCCCGAAGTCGCGACTGTTTCCCTTTGCTCCAGTTTTGTATGCCATAAATTATTTCGGTCTCCGTTCGTTGAACCAGTCCTGACCACGCCTCACAAAGTTTTTCTCGATGGGCTTCATGTTTACAAATTGGATAGGGTGACCTTTTCCTCGGGTCGCATCTGTCTCCAGACACCCGGAGCCTTACAGCTCGTTAACGAGCCGCTGAACTCACCAACTTTCCACACATCACCCGGCCCAGCGCGAAGCACGATGCCCATGGATTCGGACAGGAAAAGGAACACCAATTCTCCCCGGATATGGCCTGGGCCACTATATTCCATCAGGACGGGGTAGGTAATAGGGGTTTCAGATGTGGGTGGTGGTGGCGAAAAGACTTCAATTTTCATAATTTTGAATTTACAGCAGGTGATGGGTTAATGTCAACTCTGTAGACCTTCACTTCTTGGGAAGAACAACGGGAGAAAAAACCGCCGCCGCCCCACCCGCTGCTTCACCCGCTAATCTGGCGGTTTCCATCTCCTTCTGGCACTTGAAAAGGAAGTTCACCCCGTCGCACAGCATCTGGGCAACCTCCGCCTGACGGCACGTTGCAAAAAAGCCGGGCTTCGGTTCCTTGGTCGCGTCCCCTTCCAGGTTCACGCAGACCACAAAGATGCCGGGCCGCGTTGGGTTGGTGACCCACTCGCAGATGAGCCCACTCACAGGGAACGGGTAAAAGCGTTGCTGCTTCGCTTCCTGATGCAACTGTTCCTCACTCACTTCCTTCTCAGGCTGCTTGGAATAATCAGCGCCTTGCACCACGACCTTGTTGGAGGCGTGCTGCTTGAACTGGTTCTTGATGTTCTCGATGTTGCTCGCGGTGGGCAACAGAGGGCGCGTAGTTCTACGTTTTGGTGGTGTGGGTTTTTTCATAGTTAAAACTTTCCGAGCTTGATGCGCCGGATTTCGGTTTTGATTTTGGCAATGGCGCGCTGACGCGCTCGGACGTTGAGGTGTGAGGTCCTGATGTATTCCTTCATCTCGGCGATGCGCTTGTCCAGCAGGATTTGCTTGTTGGTCCAGGGTTGCTTGGGTGTGGTGGGCATAGCTATGACACGTTGGATTGGTAGTGCATCGGTGTGCCGCTATCGCTGTCGGGGATAGCCGGCGGACGGCTGTTGGTTAACGTGTTCAGGGCGGACTCGAGTTGCGCCTGCTCTTTATCCATGTCTTGCAGAAGTCCAGATATACTGGAATGCGCCTGTATGCCTGACTGAATCACGGTGTTCAGGCCCATCACACGGCCAGCAAACTTGCCGGCGAGACACTCAGGCTTGCGTGCGTCACGAATGCTGGTGTAATACTTGAGCAGGGTTTTCAGGCGATCCTCCATCCCCCGTGTGTTCGCCTCGAATTGCTCCAGCTCTCGCTGTGCTGCTCGCACCTGTTGCACCCATACGAAAAGGGCGCGACTGGGTAGCTTCTTTGCGGCCTTCTCCCACTCATCCAGGTCCAGCTCGGGCTTGTGTGCATCACGATGTTGCAGCAGCTTGGCCTGATGCTCATTGATGAAGTCCACCAGCTCGTGTGTCCACCGTGATTCATCCTCCAGCTCGGCAAGCGGGTCTCTCTGTGCGAAATGCGCCGCTTCAATAAAGGCCTCGTAGGTCCCGTGTGACCAGGGAATTTCGAGGAAATACTTCCTTCGGAGGACCAGCTTCCAAAAATCACATTCAACAGCCGCCTCCGCCTTGTCCTTGAATCCAGTGGCCAGTGGAAAACGCCGCTTGGTGTTCGAGTCCTCACTCAGCTTGACCCTCATGCGCGTGTCGCTCGGGTCTTGCGGCGTGTAGCCGTAGCAGTCCGCGTTGAACACACCGACGGGACGACCGAACACGCTCGGGTCCTTGAACACATCGGAGCTGACGGAAAAGCGGAAGTGGTGTGGTGTGTTGCCAACCGCGACGGAGTAGTAAACGTGACGGAACTGTGAGGATACCGGCAGGTCTCGAGAGTTGAGTTTACTTTGCACGTCCCAAATATATGTGACCGAGGTGCTCCACGTCAACTTATGGAGACAGTTAATTCCGGAGAGGGCGGCATCGCACTTAACCTCCGCGAGGCAGGGTAGGGACATAAGAACGACGTCAGTAAACAGTCTTTATTTTTCTATATACATACTATACGCTATTGTGACTAAAATATAATACATACAGGTAGAAGAGTGACGTGGTTCTTATGTCTCACCCCTCGGTTTTGGCGCCTGGACTCTCGGACCCCAGGACATACGGGACGGTAGTTGAGGCTTGCGCCCTTTTAATTTTGGACAGCGAAAAGTTGGGCGTTGACATAAGTCCAGGATAGAGACCCTCTTGAGATAGTGAACGAACCGACATCAGGTCCTCAAGACATACCGGAGGACCACGAGGCGAACCTCTTCAGCGGTGCCAGCGAGAAGGCCAAGCAGCTTTTCACCGAGTCGAAGCGCGTGAGACGTGCCGCCGAGCGCCGGCTGTGGTGGCAACAGAACAAACCGAAGGGGCCACCACCCGAAGGAGAGTCGCAGTGAGCCGCATCATCGACAAGAACAAGGTGGACGTGAGTCAGTGTTTCCTGGCCTTCATGACCTTCGTTGGTGACGTGGACCGGACAGCGGCTGCACTGGACCTCGAGCCCAAGCAGGTGCGAGAGCTTGCGGAAGCCGAGGGCTGGGCCGACAAGCTGCGGCGCGTGTCGCTGATGTCCAAGAGTGGCCGGCCCGGCGACTTCGAACGCGCGACCAACAGGGCCCTGTGCTTCGTGCAGGCTCAGTGCATCCGACAGCAGCTCAACAGGCTGCTGACCGAGGTGACCAACATGAGTGTTGAGGACCTGATGAGCCGGGCAAGCGTGCGGACCAGAGACGGAGCAATGCAGTTGAGCGCCAAGTTTTTCGTGGATATGACAGGAGCCGCAGAGGCCTGTCACCGTATGTCTTACATCGCATTGGGCGACACCATCACCGAACGGACCGAGTCTGAAGGCGGAAGCGGCAAGGGCCCGAACACCAATGACCTGCACTCGGCCATCATCGCGCACCTATCAGACCCATCACAGCAGCTTGGACCAGTCACCGATAAGCTTGTGGCTGAGGCGAATGAAGAAGTTCAGAGGCGCAATGCCGTAACTCCACACTTCGCGGACTCAGTAGAAGCACCTACCGAGGCAGAAGCTGCCGAGCAGTGAGCGAGCATCGAGCGCGTGAAAATCACGCATCGGCTGGTCCAGCGACCCAATTGAGGCGTGAAAGTTGGGTATTAGTTCCCAGTCCAGTTCGTCCCGAAGACAGTGAGTCTGCAGGTCCTTGAGACATACGGACTTATCCGTTCAAAAGAAAGCCCACACTCCGAACGCAAGACCTCGAGGCCAACTGGGCAAGGATTTCCGAGTAGAAAACGACCCCCCACCCACGGGGACATACCGGGGGGCGAAGCTCGCTCAGCGGTCAGACGGCTAAAAAATCTTCCCTCTATGTGACCTAAGAGCCCGTTTTTCTCATTGACAAGAAGGCAGAGCGCCACACCCTCTTGCCATGCGAAAAAACTCGTTCAGGGTAGTCCGGGACACCCCGGAGAAGCTCGGCATGACCCAGGAGCAGTGGGACAGCCCGGCGGAGGTCCAGAAGCGCCACGACCGTTGGAACGCGCGTCGACAGGCCCGGATGTTTCAGAGGTCCAAGGCCGCTGCTGCCGGCATGACTTGGGAGCAGTGGCAAGAACACAAAAAAGTCCTGCGTGAAATGCCTAAGTCCTCGCACGCGGAATACCTCCGGTCCTACCGCGCCACTCCGCGGGGTAAAGCCGTGTTCGACCGGGCCGCGAAGAAAGCAATGGAAAAAAATCGGCGGGAGTATTCCCTCTTGAAGGCGGGGCAGCCCTGTCAAGACTGCGGCGGGTGTTTTCATTCCCATGCTATGGAGTGGGACCACCGGGACGGGGAAATAAAGTCCTTCAGCATTTCCTACATGGGGCGAGAAGGGCGGGTTGGGAGAGAACTTCTCGCCATAGAGATTGCAAAGTGCGACCTCGTGTGCTCTAACTGCCACCGCGCCCGAACGGCGCGCAGACGCCAGGGCTTGCCGGCGGTGCTACCGGCCCCCGAATACGAAATCTGACGCGGCCCCCTTGACACCCGGCGCCGGCATGGCACATTGCCGGCATGATTATCTATCAACTCAAGCACCCTAACCGGACCTGGGTATGCTCCTGGGGCCCCTGTGTCCTGGGAGAGACCCCCTCCCACTCGCAGTGGCAGCGTCTTTCCTCGCGCCGGGAAGCGAGGCAGTTCGCGCGCTGCATGAGAAACAACGGCATGGACATACAGCGCGCCATAAGGGAATACTGTTGCTTCCCTTGACATCCCGAAGCCCCTATGCCACATTGCCCCCATGAATATCACTGAACCAATCGTCAGAAAGCTTATCGAAACCGTCGATGCCGGCTTGTGCCGCGGTATCGGAAAACCCAACCCTGGTGAAATGTGCGTGGAGGCTGCGGTGTGCTACGCTCTCGGTCTGCCGCACGGTGACAACCCGGGCTGCGTAGCGGAATCGGTGCGTCGCGCAAAGATTCGACTAAATGACGCCCCCTGGTCTAGCCCCCGGGCCCGGGCGGCGGGACTGCGTGCAGTTGCCGTTGCCCAACTGGGAAGCAAGGGCGTTATCGACGCACGGCGTTTTTGTGCCGTGTATGCCGAACTCACCATTCGCCGGGTGGTCCCGATAGCGCTACGGGCAGCGGGTCTCCCGGACTATGCCCTGCGCTGCGAGACCGAAGGCACCCAAGACTCCGCAGCCGCCGCCGCCTACGCCGCCTCCGCTGCCGCCTCCGCCGACGCCTACGCCGCCTCCTCCGCCGCCGCCTACGCCGCCTCCGCTGCCGCCTCCTCCGCCGACTGCGCCTACGCCTCCTCCTACGCCGCCTACGCCGCCGCCTACGCCGCCGCCGACTGCGCCTACGCCGACTGCGCCGCCTACGCCGACTGCGCCGCCTACGCCTCCTCCTACGCCGCCTACGCCGCCTGCGCCTCCTCCCCCGTTGCCAACGCCTCCTCCGCCGCCTCCGCCCACGCCGCCCACGCCGCCCACGCCGCCTTCTCCGACACGGATGCCCTTCTCACCATCGCCGCGGAATGCATGCTTGAGGCCCTCAAGGCAGTTGAGTCCCCTGGCTGCAAATTCCTACACCTGCTTGACACCCCCAAAAACTGTGGCACCTTACCAGTATGATTGATTACGCCGCCTTGAACTGCTGGGACCAAGCCAGCCCCCCGGCCATGGGGGCTCCACTCACCTGGAGCCTGGGACCAGTGCGTGCCCTGCCCTTGCCGCCTGCGCCTACGCCCACGCATGACATTCTCTGCAATATTGTGAACACTTGTGAACACTGCCCTGGTGTGCTGACGTATGATAACCATTGAACGAACAGACACCTTCATCGCCGGCACCACGATGTTCCGGGTGACCCCAGGTCCTTGGCTCCGCAAACGCGGAGTGATTTTCGGGCCATGGTGCCACTCGCGCCGAACCGCCGTGCTGATGTGGATTGCGAACGTGTCCGACTGCCACGATTTTCACCCGGGCCTATGAAAGTTTTCGCCTACCTGCGGGTCAGCACCTCAGCGCAACTCGACGGAGGGGGGTTCGAACGCCAGCTCGACACCATTAAGGTTCTCTGTGCTGCGCGTGGGTGGACTATCGCGCGCACCTTCAGGGACCAGCAGAGTGGATGCACTGAGTTCGATGACCGCTCGGGACTGCATGAAATTCTGTCCCTGGCCGGAGAGGGCAGCGCGCTTGGGATTGATACCGTCATCGTGGAGAACGCTTCTCGCGTGGCGCGTGACCTGATGGTGCAGGAGATTTTTCTGTGCGAATGCCGCAAGAGGGGCATCAAGGTTTACGCGGCGGACTGTGGCGAGGAGCTGGTCATGGACGGCGCAGACCCCTCGCGCGTGATGATTCGCCAAATTTTGGGCGCGGTGTCACAGTATGAAAAGGCCATGACTGTCCTGAAGCTCCAAGCGGGACGGCGCAAGAAGGCCCGTGAAACGGGCAGGCCTTGCGGGGGCCCCAAACAATACGGGACCACCGCAGGTGAACGCGCAATTCTCACCGACATTAAGATGCGCCGACGCCAGGGTAAAACCTTTCAGGAGATTGCCAACGAGATGCGTGAAATTGGGTATCCCGCGCCCCGTGGCGGATATTGGCACCGCTCCACGGTCTGGACAATACTGACTCGGGATGCGGAACGGAAAGCGGCGCAGAACCGATTTGACCAAGACAACGACCAATGAACGAGATTTTTAGCATGGCACCAACGCGCCTCGACGAACGCCCTCGCAAAATTATTTTGCGGAATGCGATGTATTTGCTCAAGGCCAAATACCGTCGGTATCCCGCCCGGGTTTTGGTCGCAGCCCTCACCGGGTTCGGCTGCACCAACTCAATAGAAGTTTGTCTGGAACTTGGCATTGACCCGGACCAACCCTTCAAAGAGTTCTCAAGAGAGTGAAAAATTGAAAAATAGGGACAAACAGCTCTGGGCCTATGTATGCACGGTGTTAGACAACACCGCGACACGTTTTGGGTTCCCGCTCCCAGACATCCGGCCCATCAAGAAGAAGTGGGGCGGAAACTATGTGGGCTCTTGCTCGAAGCGCAATGTTCTCCGCATCGCCCTTCGCGATTGCGACGGAAAGTTGGTGGAGCCTTATCAGCTCATAGACACGATAGCGCACGAACTTGCTCATCTTCGTTCGCAGAAGCACGGGGCACTGTGGTTCCACTGCCACATCCTGGTTTTGACGCATCTCTCGAACGTCGGGGTCTACGAGGACCTTCGACGAATTATGAAAGGCAAGACCACATGAAAAAAGACACCGCCCAACAAATCGAGCGAGAGTTCGACCGAATGTGCCGGACAAATCACCTGTTCAAGGAATACGTGGCCCTGCACCCTGACAGCTCGATGGATGAGCTATTGGCCGGCTGGGCGTGGGTTCAGAAGCTGATGGAAAAAGTTATCCAGCGCACCATTCGGGACTTGACGGGACCTCCGCCACCGCCTAAGTTGAGTCTGCAAAGAGACAGATAAACCCTATGAACACAAGAATCCTAACTGCCCCCAATGGCTCGCTGATGCGCGCCGCGCACATCGTCTCGGTATCCCCGCTGTTTGAATCGGACGTGCTTGGCACAGATGCCTTCGCAGTTTATACCGTGGGCAGCGAGGAGCCCTTTGTGTTCTGCGCCCCCGACCAGGGCGGGGGGCCAAAGAGTGCTGAACGGCGAAAGAGAGAAACCGCCGAGCTGCACCAGCAGTTCATTAATCAATGGATTGTGTCCCTGGACAACACAACATATCTAAAAAACTAAGCAAGGTCCCATGAACCCTGAATCTCTGAAACCTCTCCCCCTTGGTCTGCCCTCGGCTTTTGTACGGGCCGAACCTGGAAAGCCAACACCCACTCTCGTGCTCGCGGAAATCCTTCGAATAGCCGCGGAACCAAGGTGCATAAACCCGACGGAGAAACTTATTTTTGATGGCCAAGGTCGAGTGGCGAACCGAAGGCGTTACTGATATGTTCTCTCTTGCAACAATCCAGCGTCTAAATAACACCGTCGAATTGCGAAAAGCGAAACGTCGGGCGCGCGCACTGAATGCGAAGAATAAAAAGAGCCCAGTCCTTAAGTTGACAAGGGGCCCTTGAGCGAGATATGTTCAGGTGTTAGAAATGTTCTTTGAAAAAGGTTGTTCCTTTGTGGCCAACCCGCTGTGTAACAACTCAGCCGCCAGGGCCGCGATAGGGTCCACCAATTTCTCCGAGTGTCTTACCGAATGGTGGGAATCTGCCGCAGAGCTATGCGGGCCCACCATAGAGGGAATGGAAGCACACCGCCTCAAAAGGCGTTAGTCCGGGTTCGAGTCCCGGGGAGAGGAACAGACCCGAGCAGGTCATATAAAAGGCTCGATGTCGAGACGGGGTTTCGCGAAGTTGCAGTTCTCCTGCACCCGAAAGGACGCATGGCCCCGCACCAGCTCGACTATTGTGCGAGGGACTAGGATGGTCCCCGCCACATTTTTTGTGACCTGACGCAACAACTCTTCCTGGACCCAGGTTGAAAAGAATAGAGGAAAGGTTAAATGCCCTACGGACGGTCTCCAATTTTGACGCGACTCCGAACAACAGGCCGCAGGACCCCCAGGGAGGCCACGGCAAGCGGGGAGGAACACGGGGGCGCGCCAGCCGGCGAATGGCTCAAAGTCCGAGAGGGCTACCGGGAGCCCGCCAATCTGAACTACGGTTCAGAGCCCAGTCGAACTGGCGTAACCAACCCCCGCTTACTTTTGATGGGCTCGTCGTCTAAGAAAGGACACCGGCTAAATATCCATCACTGGACTCGAAGCTGCGCCTTAAACAGACCGCTTCGACCAAACCAACTTCTCCGGGGAGAGCGGGGTTTCGGCCCTGAAGTAACGGCGTCTTAAGCGCACGTGGAATAACGCCCCGGAAATTTTGCGGTAGAGGCCACAGAAAAGCCAAACCGCTGCGCCGCCGTGATGCCTGGGGCCAACTGGAACTCCAAATCCCGGTGGGAGGGTTCAATCCCCTCCGGTGGTGCCATTTTTATGTTCCCTGGGCCGGGGGAAAATGCCCGGTTCGATAGCAGGGTGCTCGCGGTGAGATATCTAGCCGCGGGAACTGGAAGGGTAAAGACCAGCGACCCGAAGCCGTTCAAATCGGCGGGGGAACAGCCCTTTTCATGGACAACGAGTTCAGTAAGGCCCTGGTGCCAACCGAATGCATCTCTTACCCTCGGTCGGGCCATCATGCGCTGGTGGACCTACTGCGTGCCTACTTTGGCGAGGGATTCGTTTACGGCGAGATTTACCGGGAGCCAACCGCAGTTCTGGGCAGCCTCTTTCCCCCGGTGAACTACCAGAAAAATCACGACTTCGACCTGCTGACCCCCGTGGACGCCGCGCGCAACTATCTCGTGCAGGTCCGCAACCCGCTCGAGTCCATCGAGAGCTGGGAGACCTTTGACCGGCGCGTGGGCCACACCCCAGACACCGCCGAGGCCCGGCTCGATTTCTGGAACGCCTTCGTGAAGAAGTGGGTCTTCGGGGAGGTCCCGAACCGACTGGTGGTCTGGTATGAGGACCTTGTGGGCGCCCCCGTGGAGACCTGCACCGCGGTGATTCAGTTCTTGACCCGCACCCAGAACGTCGACATGGACCTTCTCGCGAGGTCCCTGGCCCTCCGTCCCCTGGCTCGCCGCCGCCCGCACGTTCCCCGCCGCTACCTGAAGGCCTGATTTTCCCAGGTTGACATTCGCCGACCCGTGGGACTTCTTGAGGCAGTTATGCCAAAAGAACAGACCGCGTTTGACCCCCGCTCCTTCCAGGACGAGGAAAAATACCGTGCCAAGGAGATGGGCGCTGGCGCATCCAGCAACCCTTCCGGCCCCGACCCATCCACCAAGGCCCCTGGCAAGTTCAACGTGGATTACGACACTGCGAAGCAGGGCTTCGTGACTAATACCAAGGTTTAAGCCCGTCCCATGAGCCGTGCAATCGTGGTCTGCGGGGCGTCTGGTTTTGTTGGGCGCGCCTTCATTGAGTTCCTCGTCAAGCGGGGGCACAAGAACATTCGCGCTATTGCCCGGACTGTGGAAAGCGGGTTGAATCACGAACGCTGCCCGAAGCGGCCCGAGGTTAATTGGCAGGCGGGCGACTTGCGAGACCCAGCGGTTGCGCTCGAGGTTTGCAGGGACGCCGAAATGGTATTCAACCTCGCGGCCCAGGTCGGCGGCATCGGCTATATCGGAAAGCACGACGTTGACTGCCTGCTATCCTCCCTCATCAACACGAATCTCCTGCGCGCGTGCGAGGTGAACAAGGTGGGCCGATACTTTTTTGCGTCGTCTTCTTGCGTCTATCCCGACGGGGGAGCCATGCGCGAGAGCAACGCTCTCCCGGCTAATCCAGGGACCGGATATGGCTGGGAGAAAATTTTCAGTGAGCAGATGTGCCTCGCCTTCGACAAGGAGCGGCGCGTCCCATGCAGTATCGCACGGTTCCACACGCTCTACGGTCCCGGAGACATAAGGCCGGGCGGACGCGAGCACGTCATCGAGGCTCTCTGCAAAAAAGTCATCGCTGCCAAGCTGAGCGGCATTCACGAGATTTCTATTTGGGGGACGGGGGAGCAAACCCGAAGCTTCCTTTACGTCGACGACTGCGTGGAAGGGATGTATAAACTGGCCTGCTCGGGCGTCACAGGCCCCGTCAATCTGAGCAGCTCCGAGTCCGCCTCCGTGAATCAACTGGTGGACATTTTGGAGGACATCTCCTGCGTGAAGCTAGAACGGTTTTATAATAAGTCCGCCCCCTCAGGTGTCATCCATAAGATGACCGAAAACACGGCGCTTCGCGCCGCTTTAGCCTGGGAGCCGATGACTCCTCTGCGGACGGGTCTAGAGAGAACCTACAACGACATTTGGTCTCGTGCCGTATGCAAGCCCAGCAACTGAACCCCCACACGTTGGTGAGTTGCCACGGGTATTATGGAGATTCCGCGCAGATTCGTCAGATGCTTCGTTATCAAGAACACCACCAATGTCCTTTGATAATTGTGTCTCCTGTGGACTCCAAGATTGAGCGAGTGGGGCCACACATTTGTCGCTTCGCCGGGAAGAAACAATATATCGGCCAGCTCTCGCTGGACCGACAGTTCGCCCAGCTCCGGGTGCTGCTGGAGTATCCGTTCGAGTTTTTCCTCGCCAACGATTCCGACTCGCTCTGCATCGCACCGAAGATTCCCGAGTATCTCTACCAGGACTCACACAATTTCTGGTCCAACGAGGTGAGCGACTTGATGCATCAGCGCAAGCCCGGCTACAAGTGGCCACGCCTCGCGTTTCAGCCTCCATACTTTTTCTCCCGGTCCATCCTTGAGCGATTGGTGAAAACTGAGGGCACCTTCGAGACTGACATGCAGACTCCATTCATTGATTGGCTGATGATGGCAGTCTGCATGGCTGGCGACATCCCGCACAAAAACTACCGCGACGGAATTAGCTGCCCGACCTCGGACAATCACAGCCGTCGGCACATGTGCAACCATATCATCCAGCGCGGAGCGGTGATGCTGCACTCTGTAAAGACCGCGACTGCTTTGCAGGATATAGTTTCCGCCCGGCACCAGTTCAACCGCGTCCGCGGGAACGGGATTAAGCTGTGACATGGGCTCCATCGCCGCGGAAACCAAACTCCTGATTGACCAAGTGGCTGAACTCCTTCACAAGGAGCAGCCCATCGAGGCCGCGCGCCTGCTTATCAAGAACGCGGGCCGCACCGACAAGGTTGACACCAAGACGGAGGCCTACGCCGCCCTCACGCCTCTTCTCCACTACTGTCTGAACAACGGGGGCATGGTCGAGGCCGCGCAGTTGCTGTGGAGCCCCACGCTTTTCACGCCCAAGCCGGAATCCACCCAGCGCGTGTGGAGGTCCTTCGACACCGATGACTTCATACTGCTAATGGGGGCTGCCTCCATGTCGAAGTCGTATTCGATGGGCGTTCGCCTAATGCTCGAGTGGATTCGCGACCCGCAGTTCACTACGGTCCAGGTCATTGGCCCCTCTGAGAATCACCTTGAAGACAACCTTTTCTCACACCTCGTTGAACTCCACCGAAGCTCCACCATCCCGCTGCCCGGGGTGGTCGGGAAACTTTTCATCGGCGTTGACCCCAGAAAGCGCCGCGGCGCAATACGGGGAGTTGTGGTTCCACTGGGAAAGAAGTCCGCAGGACGAATCCAAGGAACAAAGCGATTCAACCGCACCAAACCTCACCCCATTTTCGGAACTCTTAGCCGGATGTTCGTGTTCCTTGATGAAATGGTGAACATCCCCAAGGGGATTTGGAAGGACATCGACAACGTGCTGGCCAACGCCCAGGGTGACCACGGGCTGAAGGTCATAGGCGCGTTCAACCCGACCGACCCGCAGGACGAGGTGGGCCGACGGTGCGAGCCGAAGGGCGGATGGGCGGGCTTCGACGCGGACCGCGACTTCGACTGGACATCAACCCGAAATTGGCGTGTGGTTCGACTCGATGCGAAATACTCCGAGAACGTCCAGGAGGGAAGAAAGGTTTTTGAGGGGCTGCAAACTAAGGAGGGGTTCAAACTTATTATCAGCAACTCGGGTGGCTCGGACTCCCCCGGATACTGGACAATGGCGCGTGGCTGCTTCCCTCCGACGGGAGTAACGATGGCGATTATCCCCGGAGGGATGCTCAACAAGTTCAAGGCCGAATTCATCTGGCTCGAGACCCCGGAGGAAGCTGCCGGAATTGACATGGCGCTTCAGGGAAAGGACTGCGCCTATTTTGCCAAGGGCAAGTTCGGCGTGGCCTCGGGGATAAAGCTCCCACCCACGCTCGAGGCTCCCAACGGCATCACTGTCTTCTTCAAGAATCGTTCGGGGAACAACACACCGCGGTGGGCCCTCCAGCTCGAGGCGATTTTCAAGTTGCCGAAGGGCGATACGCAGCAGATGGCGGAGACGGTGGTGAAACTCTGTAAGCAGCTTTTCGTAAAGCCCGGTTGGGTCTGCATGGACCGCACGGGGAATGGGCAGGGCGTCTTCGATATCGTGAAATACATCTGGTCCTCCGAGGTCCAGGGAGTGAACTATTCCGAGAAGGCCTCCGACCGAAAAATCATGGTCGAGGACACGAAGACCCCCGAGGAACTTTACGACCGAGTGCAGACGGAGCTGTGGTTCCTGATGCGGAAGATGATTGAGTTTGATTACGCGAAGGCGCTTCCGTCGATGGACCTGACGGAACTCATTCCGCAGCTTTCCACGCGCTGGTTTCGTGCGACAGGAAAAATCTCCAAGGTGGAGACTAAGGAAGACTACCGGCTGCGGAATCAAGCGCTGTCCCCCGACGAGGCAGACGCGGTGTCGTTGCTTTTCCTGGGGGCGAGGAACGCAGCGCAGGTCACCTTCGGGATGACGCCAGAGAACACTTCAGCAGACGGCTACGACGAGGACGACACGTCCGACAGTTATCGCGTGGACATCACAAACAGATTCGAGTCCCTCCCGGACGACAATTACTGATATGCCCCTCACGATGAATCCTAATCTTTGGCCGGATGGCGGATGGCATTTTAAAGACGCCGAGGGCACAAAACACAAAGCCAGCAGCTTCCCCGCTCTGGTGAAGCTCGTAATCGAATACCGTCAGCGGCGCGCGCAGGATGTTGGAAATCCTACGCTAGAGATTTTGACGCAGCTATGTGGAAGAAACCCAGGCTTTTGTAAGAACACCAGCGGGCCCAGTCCGATTCCCGATAGCCCAGACGGAAATCTCATGGCCAAAATTTTGTCTTTCATGGGCTGGCTTATTCAGGAAAAGCGCCTTGGGCACATCCGACTGATTGACCGCAACGTCGCGCTCGCGCGCGCGAACATCTGCGCGCGGTGCCCGCGCCAGCGAAGTCTTCCGACAAGCTGCGGGAGCTGCAAGGCCAGCGTCGCCACCAGCCGCCGGGGCATCCTCGACGGGCAGGACCCGGTCCACGCGGGCATTTCGGTGTGTGGCGCCCTCAACGAGGACGTTTGCACCGTGGTCCACCTCGCGGTTCCTCAGCGTCAGGACGCGAGTTTGCCGGCGGAGTGCTGGCGGAGGAACTGCTGATGGTCCTCCCGAACCCATTCCTAGCCGTCGCCGCCCTCTTCCGGGTGGCCCGCGCCTACTGGCGCTCTGACCCCTTCTTCGCATCGGGCCGACTCGTGGCCAAGCGGCGGAAAATCTGCAACGGTTGCTTCCACCGGGACCCGGGGAGCGACCAGTGTCGCCTCTGCACCTGCTTTTTGGGCTTAAAAACCGGCCTGACTACTGAAAAATGCCCGATTGACCGTTGGTAAAACACCCAACCTATTGCTTTAGCTATGCCAACGATTCCTTCGACTTCGATGAACACCTCCACAGAGGGCTACGGTGGGGACACGCAGGGCGCAGTAAGCCCCCCAGACATTTCTTCCAGCCTGAAACCTCGAAACCGCGCCATCAAGAACGTGACGCAGGCGAAGAACATTATCACTTCGATGGAGGTAAACAACCGACACCGGAATATCAAGAACGCCCGCATCATGGCGAAGTATAATTCCGAGCGGCCATACACGCACGACGCCCTGAAGCAGGACGGGCTGGACTGGAAAAGCAACTTCACCACGAAACCGCTGCCGATGCTCATCGACAAGGTAGCCCCGAGGTTCGTTTTGTCGGTTCAGTCGATGAAATACCTGACGAACTCCCACTTTCCCGACGACCTGCCCGGCGCGGATAAGAAAACGGAGGCCTTTCGGCGCGAAATCACAAACTTGGTCCGCCAGAAGCCGGGTTGGAACAATCTTCTGACAGAAGTGGCTCAGGAAAATGCACTTTTTGGATTCTGCGCCGTCGGATGGCTCAATCGCTTCGAGTGGTTCCCAAAATTTCAGCGCCAGGACGAGTTTTTCGTCCCCACGGGCACCAAACAACACTCGGACAACGCGCAAATCGTCGTCCTGAAGGAAAAATACCTGATTCACGAGCTTTTCGGACTGATTTCGGACCAGGAAGCCGCGGAAGTCGCCGGCTGGGACATCAAGGAGACGGTTTCGGCCATCAACGCCGCAGTTCCTGAAGACCGGCGCGCGCAATATGCGAATTGGGAACGAATTTACGAGGACCTGATTCGCGAGAGCAATGTTGGCATCTCTCACGAGCAAGGCGCGCGTGTTATCGAAACGTGGCACTTGCTGGCTCGAGAAACCACGGGCAAGGTCACGCATTATATTTACGGCGCAACCTCGTTCAAGGAACTTTACTGCAAAGAGGACAAGTTCGACAACATGTCGGACGCCACCTCCTTCTATTCTTTCCAGCACGGTAACGGGACCATGCACGGTTCGAAGGGAATCGGTAGAGAGATTTATTCTCTCGCCGCGATGCTGGACCGCACTCGCAATGAAGTCGCGGACCGGCTGAACCTCAGCGGAAAGTTAGTCATCCAAGGCGACGAGAAGGCGCTGAAAAAATTCCGCATGAGCGTGGTAGGCAACACGATTCTCATCGGAAAGGGCTATGAAGTCCTGGACCGAAAAATTAACGGCGAGGTAGAGCCATTCCTACAGCTCGACCAGTTCCTCACCAGCTTGCTTGACCAGATTGCCGGAGCAACTACGCCACGCGTTTTCGAGGGCGAGCGCGTCACCAAGGCCCAGGTGGACTTCTTCGCGCAACGGGAGGGAGAATCCAAGGACAACATCATCGGACGATTCTTGAATCAGTTCGCCGACATGATGACGACCATTCAGAAGAGGGCTTGCGACCCGAACACGAATGAGGCTGACGCCCTCGATATGCAGCGTCGGCTTTTGCTAGTGGTGTCCAGGGAGGAGCTTGACTTCATCGCCAATCAGCGAGTCGCCGAAACGGTCCGAGACTACACTGACCTCGAGCGTCAGCAAATCATCCTCATCGCGCAGGAAGCCCGCGGCAACCCGCTCTATAACCAAAAGGAAATTGAACGTCGAAAACTCACCGCGCAGATTGATGAAGAGTTCGCCAATGCAGTGCTATTGCCCGACAACGATCCCACTGTGCAGGCTGAACAGAGTCGACAACAGATGTTAGAGTTGGACCTGATTACGAGACACGCAACTCAGATTCCCGTTTCTCCACGGGATGACCACATGATTCACTTGCAGCTCACGGTGCCGGCGCTCGAAGCAACCGCTCAGGCGGTGGTCCAGGACCCCTCACAGGTCGAGACGCTCAAAGCCCTCCTCGCGCACGCGACCGCCCATTTCCAATTGGCGACGCAGGCCGGAATCGACAAGACCGAACTCGCCCCCATTGGGGACTTATTGAACCAACTTACGAAAGCGCTACCTGAACTCGAGGCCAATGCCCAAGAGCACGCAGCGACCGCTCAGCAGACCGCCGGCAACCAACTCGCCGCGACGGTAGACCAAACCGGAGGGCTCCCTGACATCCAATCCGGGGCGGCTCCGCAACTCCAACCATCCGCCGTGCAATGATTATCCTCACCCCGAAGACTGTCGAGTGGACCTCTGAAGACGCCGCGCGTCTGAAAGATTTCCTCAACTCCCCAACGGGGAGCCGCGTGTTGCAGTTCCTCGCAATGGGCTCGCCAGACCTGTTGGACGGGGCGCACAAAAACAAAACGCTCGTGGCCTCCGGCGCGCTCGCTGGATATCAGGACGCCATCAACACGATTTTCAAGTTGACCTACGAGAACCCGAACGCGCCCGTGGTCCCCGACGTGGTCTCCGAAAATTACAAATCCCTGGATGATGACTCCGCCTGGGTTGAGGAAGACAAGACAGTTGACAAATCGAAGAATCCCACAACCTCTTGAATGCAGTTAAACTACGAACCGTGCTATGCCCGACACCAATCCACCTGAACTCTCGACTATCCCTCCGGGGGTAAGTATCACCAACGACCCCAAGGACGCCGTCGACACAGGCGCAGCTTTGGACGCTCTTTTCAAACCAATCGACGAACCCGCGGCCACGCCGCCCGCGGTGTCTGACCCGGCTGTCCCGGCTGCCCCGGCTGCCCCGGTGCTGCCCGGATTGCCGACGGCTTCTATTCCCCCGGTCACACCGCCCATCACCCCCGAGCCCACCAAGGACGAGTTTGACGCTGTCCAGCTCCCGCCTCACACCAAGTCGGAGGTGTCGCAGTCGTTCGACAATCTCAAGAAGGCCTCCCGAGACCGCGTCGCCGCGGTCCAAAAGGAGCGCGAGGAACTCGCTGCCAAGGTCAAGGAATTGGAGACCCGCCCCGCCGTTGACCCAAAGCTCGAAGCCGAGTTGAAAGAGCTTCGTGAGTTTCGCCAGAAGATGGATGTGGAGGCCGACCCGACCTTCAAGGAATACATCGAGGAGAGCAAGGCCAACGAGGATTCTATCTTGACCAAGTTGAAAGAGGCCGGTGCATCAGAGGACGCCCTCACGAAGATGAAAGCCATCGGGTCTAAGGACCTCGATTGGGAAATCATCCTGGAAAAATTGCCGCCGGTCACCCGCCGTTATGTTGAGAACAAGCTGGCCGTAAACGAGGACCTGCACGACCAGCGCACTCGCGCCCTAGAGAACGCGAAGAAGAACGCCTCAGAATTTCTGGCCGACCGGGAGAAGCAAAGCACACAGAGCGAGCTGGCTCATTACGCCAAGTCGGAGGAGCATTTCAACAAGGTGTCCGTCCAGCTTCCATGGTTCAAGCTCCAAAAGGCGGAGGCCACAGCGACGGCCGAGCAGAAAGCCACCATCGAAGCGGAGAACAAGTTCTACCTCGCGACGCACGACCAAGTCAAGAAGATGCTGGCGGACCCATCTCCCGAAATGCGCTCCATCGCTGCTCTGGGATACGCTCAGATGCTGCGACTTCAAGCCGAGATTCCCGCGCTTCAAGCAGAGCACGAGGCCGAGAAGAAGGGGCTCAGTGAGAAAATCACGAAGCTCGAGGCCCAGCTCAAGGAGAAGGAGGAATTCATCGCCCGCGTGAAGGGTGCATCGCGCACCAGCCTGCGGGACGGAAGTGCCCCCTCCAATCCCGGCGCCGCAGCCAGCCAGCCAACTTTCGGTGAACACGGCAACGTCGCAATCGACCGCCTGCGCGCCGAACAACTGGCCGGCTCATGAACACCACCCTCCACGAGGGGAAACAGGTTGAAATTCTCTTGCCCTGGTATCGGGAGGTTGCTCCGCAAGTTGCGTTCAGCGTCATGCGGCTCATGGACAAGGGGCGCATTGGCGTCCGCGCGCGCTGGGGAGACGCAGCCGTGTGGCACGTTCGCAACGTCCTGGCGGAAGAGTTTCTTCGCTCTGGTGTTGAGTGGTCTTTTTGGGTGGATGGTGATGAAATCCTTCCTCATGGGGATGCGAAGTTTTTTAATGCTCTCACTCAGCAGCGCCTTCCTGATGCTTTTGCCGGGCTTAATGTCATTGACCGACTATTGTCTCATGGCAAAACTCTCGTTGGTGGTGTGTATTGGGGGCGTCACCCAAACAGTAAGCCGATTTATGCGGAGGCGATGACCTCCGAACGCGAGGACGCTTACGCGCGCAAGGGTCCGTATGACCTCATCAAACCGACTGCATGGGTTGGCTTCGGTGCCGTGCTTGTTCATCGCTCTGTTTTCCTCGACATCGAGAAGCGCTATCCTCACCTGGGACGAAAGGCGGATGGCACGGGATGCAATTTTTTCTCACCGAACGAGCAGGACATTCGCCGCAGCTTCGACGGGTTCGGGTCCATCCTGAAGGAGAGCCTCGACGCGAACACCAAGCTGGCGAAGCTTCAGGCTCACTACGAAAACACGGTGCGCCAAGCGTCGCGTCTGCCGGTTGGAGCTGGTGAGGACGTCTCGTTCTGCCAGCGCGCGGCGGACTGCGGTCACGTTCCGCACGTCGACATGGCGCTCTACTGCGGGCATCTCGGGGACCGCTGCTACGGAAGGTTGACGTGAACAAAATCCTGCTCGCCCTCCAGTTCTGGGAAAACGACAAGGCTGACGCCATGCGGATGGCGAGGTTCGTCGCGGATTTGGAGCCGCAGCACTGCGCTCAGGCGGACTTCCTTTTTGCTGCGCGCTTCGATTGCAAGCTTGACCCCGCGACAGTGGCCCACGTATCGAAGCGATTCAACACCTTCACCTTCATCAACCGGCATCGGCGCGCTGAGGGCTGGCCCTTCGGGTGCAACGAGCTGTTTTTCGGCACGGTGGACCACGTCTACACCCAGATTGAAGCCAAGAGGATGCCCCAATACAAGGCCATCTTCACCTTCGAAGCGGACGGCAACCCCATGTCGCCCGACTGGATTGCCCGACTGCACTCCGAGTGGGACCGGCTCCACGCCAAGGGCGCGAACATGGTGGGGGCGATGATTCCCCCGGGACCGCCGGAAACGGACGGCAAGCACATCAATGGCAACTGTCTCGTCTCGGCGGAAAAAGAATACCTGCACTGGATTGCCCGCAAAATCGGCGGGTGCCGGCCAACCGCAGGGTGGGATTGGGTCCTGGCCCCGCGGTTCAAGGAGCAGGGCTGGGCGAACTGCCCGGGGATTCGAAGCTTCTGGCGCTCACCGGCCATGCCCCCCGAGGTGTTCCAACGTCTTCGGAGAGAAGGGGTTTTCTTTGTTCACGGGGTCAAGGACGATTCAATCATCCGGCATGTTCGGGAGAGCCTGACCCCTCCACCCCTCCCCGCGTCGGAGTCGGTCCTTTCCAAGGCCCTCAATTTCCTGGGTTGAGTAGACACACCCGAGAAGCCCTGATAGGTTTAGGCGTGAAGACGTGCAATACATGCGGCGTAGAAAAGCCACTGACCGAGTTTTACAAGGACACCCACAACAACGGGGGCGTCCGGCACCGGTGCCGGGATTGTGAGAGGGTAGTCCGTTCCTCCGAGGACGCCAAGCAGCGGCAGCGTGAGGCGACGGCAAGGTGGCGTAAGGCCCACCCCGAAGACAATAAAAAGTCTTCCAAGAACACGAAATTGAAGCAGGCATACGGGATTTCCCTTTCCGACTATCAGGCGATGGTGGAAAAGCAGAAGGGCAAATGTGCTATCTGCGGAGATAAAGTCGCGCTTCATGTTGACCATGACCACGAAACCGGCAAGGTCCGGGAATTGCTTTGTTGTCATTGTAACAAGGGCTTAAGTGGTTTCAAAGATTCCCCTCTCCTGACGGAAAAGGGCACCCGCTACCTGCTGCGTCACGTTCTGGGTTGACAAAACCCAGAATCCCACAACTCTCTTCCCTTGACCATACTCGTGACTGGTCACCACGACAGAGCCTAATTCCTTGGTTGGCTCGACAAGGCGGCTTCAACTCCCCCGAAAGAGTTGGAAAAGTCCCACGACTTAACTCGTGGAAAATTGTTGAGCTAAACCATCACCCTCTCGGGTGAATCAAATAGAAAGTTCTCGGACGAAAGTCCTTGATAGATAGGAACATATGGGTGACTGCATCACTCCGGCACAAGTAAGTGATATCGCACAAAAAGACACGCAGCGTCTAGTGGGTGCGATTGCCAAAACTCTCGCTGCGAACGCGCCATTCATGAACGTCATCGGCGGCGGGGTTTTCCCCTCCGGCGTGTCTGACGAAATTCGCACGAGCGTGCAGCTTCAGGCTGCTCCTGGCGATTCTCTGGCCCTGCCCGAGTTCGTCTGCGACACTGACCTCTGCGGGACTCAAGGCCATCAGGACCTGACCGACGCCATCAACTTCGTCAGCAAGCTCGAATCGAAACGTGGTTTCGGTCCGCGCGTCTGCGTAAAGAAAGGCTACGCGGCCTTCAAGACCAGCTATCTGGCTTCCGAAGACTCGCTGAAGAAACTGGTCACCCAGTATATTAACTCTGACATCCGGGCTCAGCTCTACCTGCGCTCCGCGTCGAAGTTCACCGCCGTCGCCGGCTACGATTTCAACTCGCTGTTTACCGGCGGGACTGAGACCGACATCGGTGTGAAGTTCGCCCCGCTCCTGCCCACTGGGCCGATGAGCTTCAAGGCGCTTCACTACATCGCCCGCTACATCAAGGAGAACCTGTTCGCCGAGATGTTCGATGCTGGCGACAAGGGCAGCCCGCACTTCCGCGTCATCGCGTCGGCGGACCAGATTGAGTTGTTCCGCGCCGAATCCGGCGTGAAGGACATCCTTCAGTCCTACGTCACGGGTGGCTACAAGCAGGGGGAACTCTCCCTGGCCGGCTACTCCTGGGAAACCGCTCCCGCTTACCGAGGTCTCGCCTTCGGTATCGACCAACGCCCTCTGCGCGCTACCGGCTTCAAGGCCAATGGCACGCTGAACCTCGTGGACCCTGTGACTATCGTCACTAACGCCACGAAGAACACCGCCTACGCCAAGCCGAATCCGAGCTGGCTGACCGCGGATTACGAGGTTTTGTTCCTCCTGGCCGACATGAGCTTCGAGCGCTTGGTGCCCGAACGCTACGTCGGTGAAGGTTCGTTCAAGTTCGCGCCCCAGCTTTACATGGGCGAACTCGAGTGGCACTATCAAATCGACAATGACTGTAACGTCTACGGCGATTTCGGGTGGCACAAATATCAAATCATCCGCGCATACAAGCCCATCCGGCCCCAGTTCGTGGTTCCGATTCTGTATCGCCGATGCACCGCTGACCTCGGTCTGCCGGATTGCGCCGTGCCTTCCAGCTCCAGCTTCACTGGCTCTGACGAGTTCACCACGGTCGGTGTGACCTGCGAGGCCTAACCAATCTGAGAGGCGGGCCGGGATAAACTCCGGCCCCCTCTCGACTTTTTTGTTATGGCTGAATTTGTTGAACATGGGCTGCACGACCAGGAATGGCCGACGCTGGCGAAAGCCGCGAATAACCTTTTCTCGTTGAATCTGTCGCCCTACGACGAACCGCCTCAGGTTCTCGTCGCGGTCCTTACGTCCTTGGGCGTGGCCGCAAAAACCACGGAAACCCTCGATAGCTTGCTAGTCAAGCTTCTCGCGCGAGTTTCTTAACACTGTCGGCGTTGCTTTGCACGCAGTAGCGCCGGTTCGTAGGAGAGGGTTGCGGACACACTCCGCAGCCCTTTTTTGTTCGTTGACGGAAGTAATTAAGCCGGACTTATTGAAAGAATATGTTCACTGACCCAACACCGGTGTGGGGTGACTCCGACAACGTCCTTCTACAGAAAATCTGTCAGGTTACAAACGACCTGCTGTCGGGAATCCATCCACCGCAGCCGGGAGATTCGGACAACAACCTCCTTTTCAAAATTGCAAACCTTTTCAATCGTAACTAATCATGGACACCAATCCTAAACTTGGCGACTCGGACAATACACTTCTCTTCAAAATTGCAGAGGTTCTTTTGTCAGGCTCCTTCGGAGGGGGCATCACACAAGCCGGAGCGGACGCCCGGTATGTTCTCAAGTCCGGAGACACGGTCACAGGCGCGCTTATCCTCAACAGCACCCTCAGCGTGGGGGCAGACACGGTAGACAATGGATTTTTGGTTGTCGACCCAGACGCCGCCGCCCCAATCATGCTGACTCGGCATGTGGCCGACAATGCTCCGGCGATTCTTCGGGTCCAGAAGAAGGGGACCACAGGTAGTGTTAATGGCGCGGTAGCGAACAACGATAACCTCGCTCGTGTTGATTTCTATGCCTGGGATGGTTCAGGGTTTTTCCCAGGCGCCGTGTTTCAGTTGGTGGCTAACCAAGCCTGGACCGGCTCTGCACACGGAGGCCGGCTTTCGGTCAATGTAGTTGCTAATGGGGCTACGTCCACAACCGAGATGCTTCGATTTACCTCGGCGGCTATGGACTTACGTAACAGCGCGGTCCTCCAATCTGGGGGCACTCAAGTTGTAAGCTCACGAAAGACTGGGTGGACTGCAGCGACTGGAACGGCAACGCGGACCACGTTCGACACCGCTACTGTCACTACGGAGTTGCTGGCTCAGAGAGTCAAGGCCCTGCTCGACGACCTTATTTCTCACGGTCTTATCGGAGCATAATGCAAATTCCCGACAACATCAAGGTCTCTGTGGCCGGTGTTCTTGGAGTGGCAACGCCCGCCTCGAACTGGTTCTTGGACCTGGGGACGCCCATTCTGAATTTCCTCCTTCTGGTTGCTCAGTTGGCGGTCGCCTCTGTCACCGCAATTTACATCTACGCCAAGTGGCGGAACTTGAAGGGCGACAAGGGCGACAAGGGCGACAAGGGCGAAAAAGGCGACCGAGGTGATCGAGGAGTTTCGAAATGAAGATTCTGTTCGCATCTCTTCTCATCGCCGCCACCTTGTGTGGTTGCATGATGCCGCTCAAGCCCGGCGGCGCGTCATACGTTCGCCCCGACGGCTCTGCGGTTAGCGTCCATCAATCGGAGAATCCGAAGACGGACACGGTGCAGGACTACAAACGCGTGACCGACGCACAGGGAGCCATAACCGAAGAGGTCCACACAAAAATCGGCGCGGCCCAGAAGGACGTGGCGCGCGAGGTGGCCGCGAAGCTCGGGTCCATGCGTGGAATTATGTGGGTTGGCGTTCTGGTCTTCCTGTTCGGCGCAGCGAGCTTTGTCTATCCGCCCCTTAAGCTGATTGTGGCCAGTGTCACCACCAGCATGGTGATTACTGCTGCGGGACTGCTCTTGATGGTCCTTCCGACCCTCATCGTAGGAAATGAACTCCTGATTCTGGCGGGCTGTCTCGGCGTGGCCGGGTTTTATGTCTTCGCCATCCGACATGGAAAACTTCAAGGGTTCGTCGACGCAAACAAAGACGGCGTAGATGACCGAAAGCAATAATGAGCTGCAATAGCTGTAATCAATCTGGGTGCTCCGGGAACTGTCAGGGCGATTCCTGCACGGACGCCGGACGCTGCACCAACCGTTGCACTCCCTGCAATACCAACTGCGACGCTAATAGCGCAGCCTGCGAAACCCTGCCTAGTGCCCTAGAGAATTTCATCCGCTCGTTCTTCGGGCCGGGTCTTGTCCGGACTGAAGTTAATGGTCAGGTCCGCTGGATTCTGCCCTGTGACCTGGACACCGGCATTCCTGGAAATCCCAAGGGCGACGACGAGGGCCTAGCCTGTTATTTCAAGCGGCTTTTCGAGGATGGACTTGTAGGACTCGCCGGCCCCCAGGGCGCGACGGGTGCAACTGGTGAAGTGGGGCACAATGCATACACCGTGGCGACTTCGGCCTTCAATCCGCCGGGCGTCGGCCAGTCTGTGCAGTTCAGTTTCATCCCGAGCCCGGTGGTCTCGGTCGGTCAGACCATTTTTATTCCAGGTTCAGGCTGGTATATTATCACAGACGTTTTTCAGTCCTCGGTTATCTTTGCTACGTTGCTCGAGGCCATCCCCTCGCCACTGGCGGTGATTCCCCCCGGGACACTTGTGCTCCCCGTAGGACCGCGAGGTCTCAGCATCACGGGGCCTCAGGGTCTCCAAGGTGCGAAGGGCGACACGGGGGCTCAGGGCGCAACCGGCGCGACGGGTTCACCGGGGGCTACCGGCGCAACTGGGCCGGCTGGGGCGACAGCCACCAACACGAACGCAAAGGTCATCCCCTCAGGTTCGGATTATGAGCTTACCAACGCGTATGCTCACGTCGTCTTCGGAACCAGCGAACTAGACACCACTCTCGCCACCGCGGGAACTTATCTTTTCTTTGTGACGCTGTTCGGGTCCAACGGAACTGGAGGGGCGCGGCAATGGAGTTTCAAGCTGGTGAACCAGAGCACCGCTACGGACATTGACGACTCACAATACAGCGTAGAAATTCCTGCCACCTCAAGCACGAATATTACTTGGCCCGTGCTGGTGACCACGTCCGTCGATGGTCACGTCATCGAAGTGCAGGGCTTGTCCGCCCTTGGGGGAGCTACAGAAACCATTGTCGCTCTCGACTCCCGGATTGTGTATGTCAAATTATCATGAACAAGGATTGTCGTAATCAGAATCCGGTAATTCGTGACCCGAATCTTGGCGATTGTTGTCCGCCTGTGGCTGGGATGAAGCGCCTTGATAAGGTGCCGCGCACATTACCACGCCGACGGAATAACACCGCCTGTGAAGAAGTTTTGCAGGATGAGGCGGGGTTCGCAATCTTGGATGAGGCCACTGGGAGTTTTATCCACGACGACCTGAAGGAAAATCCCCTCTGTCCGACTTGAGTTTATGTCTAAAGTTTCCGATTACGTAGCGGCAACAGAGTCCGTCACGCCGAACGGTGGCTGGCTTTTTATTGCCGAGCTGCAGGACGACGGTTCCTACATCACGAAGAAAATTGCCCCACATAACGTGGGCGCTGTGGGTCCAGCCGGCCAGCAGGGTTTACAGGGTGAGCCCGGTGGAGCGGGAGCGCAGGGCGAGCAAGGCTTGCAGGGAAATCCTGGACCAGCGGGGACGGCAGGGACTAACGGGACCAACGGGACCAACGGAACCAACGGGACCAACGGAACGGACTCTCAGGTAACCCGCGCCTCTACGGACTCTGTCGCAGTGGGGGCAGGCTCGAAGACCTTCAACTATACCGTCGCAGCCACCAACCTAGGCTGGGCTATCGGAACTCGATTACGCGCGGCCAGCGCGGGCACACCCGCGAACTACGTTGAGGGTCTCGTCACCGCGGTGAACAACACCCAGGTGACCATTAGCTCCGATAACTTCGGGGGCGCGGGCTCTAGCGCGGACTGGAATATCACGATTGCCGGTGACAAGGGTTCGACTGGTGCAACGGGCGCGGCTGGTGCAAATGGGATGGATGCTTTTCAGATTGCAGACGGATGGGCTATCGAAACATTCGACGATTACTCCGCGGGAGCGCTTGCTACTCCCAATAGAGGCGTGGGCTGGGGCGCGGACGGCTCAATTTCTGGCGGGACCATCGTTTCTCGTAACATCGCGAACGGTAAGACGGAAAATCGCCTCGAGCTGAACAACGGCGAATACATTCGTCAGTTCTACTTCGGTAGTGAGTGGCACCGAATCCAGATTGCAATCATCTGGAGATTCACTGGCTCCGGTAACTTCACCGCCAGCGGGTCAGTGGGGCTTTGTAACGGCGCGAACTTCCGCGGGTTCAACTCAGCGAACTGCGACAATTTTCTTGGCATCTATTATGACCCGGCTGGTCCTACGACCTGGACGGACACCGCGGAAACGGCTTGCAACTCTTACCTGCAAGGCGTCAGCACCCGCTGGGCGACTCGTCGCGTTAACACCACCACGGACCGGGGCGGTGGCTCTGGCTCTGATGGTCGTCGTCATTCCCGGACCGAAGAGTATAGGTCAATTCTCTTGCTCGAAATTTCTCGTCCTGTCGCTGCTACCGTGGGAACCGCCGTGACGTATTCCACCGCGATGCGCTCGACCAATATCGACCGAATCAACTTCTCCCTGTCAAAACATGTCATCACAGACATGTTGGTTGAGGCTAATGGAACGCTGGGTGGCCAGACGGACTGGGCAACTGTCTCCGGCAACACCACTGCTCCGGCTGGAACGGTCACCAACTCGTGGAGCTTTGACGAAAGCACTGGAGTTTTAGACTCCCTCAACATAAACTGGGACGACACCACTCACCTGATGGAAATTGCAGCCATCGCTGTTCGAAAGGTCTATTAATACAATGACACCAATTATCCCAACCGCAACGGAGCACAAACTCCAGATTGACCAACGTCGTCTAATAATCAACGCCGCCGCCGGCACAGCGGACCCGGCCACAACTCGGGCGTTGCTTTTTGGCCTGTTGCATTCAATCCAGGACGAACTAGCACGGGCCCTGGACAATGATGAATTCATTGGTAGCTCCGTAGTGGTTAATGTTGACGCCGCCATCCTGGCTTTGCCTACAGCAGTTCGTGTCCGGAACCTTTTGGTCGCGCTCGGCTATACGGTGAACCTAACCGGAAATACCGCAACTATCTCCTGGTAACTTTTATGCCCGACTATCCAATTGATTTAGGAAAGGAAATGAGCGGACCCATTGAGGGCATGCCGTCTCCCCCCTCCGAGCGGAAGGAATACTACCCGTGTCTTTATCTGGACTGGGACGACAAATATAACCTGCCCGCGTCCGGGGAAATGACCGTCCGTTTCCGCAAGAAAAGTGAGACCACTCGAGAGGGCGACCGCGGCACCTCTCAAACGGTGGAACTCGACATCGAGTCAATTCTCTACGTCGAGCCCGACAAGGTCAGCAAGAAAGACCGTGAGAACGGAAGCGAAGCGCTCGACAAGTATAAAGAGGAGCTTGACTGATGTTTTTGGTCAAAGAAATCTGGTCCGAGGCCAAGAAGATTTTCCGCCACTGCGATGAAACGCAGCTCTACGAGAAAATCGGAGACTCCTACGAGCTGCTCGCCTCCAAGGGAGAGATTGATGCCCTCGTGGGCTACGTGGATATCTGCGTCGACGGGGCGCAGTGCATCACGCTCCCGCGCGAGGTGGAGACTGTCCTTGCCCTGAACGTGGACGGGCATCCGACCATTGGCCGGAACCCGCTGCACACTTTTCATCTGAACGGGCCGGGGGACTTCATAACACTCTGCCGAGCCTGGACCGATATCGGGAACTTCCCGACATACCGCGACCTCCCGTGCCCCGGAAAGCTCGTAGCCTACCTGGACAGCGCGGAGGACGAGGGCAAGGAATTGCGCGTGTTCGGTCATGATAGTCAGAACCGCCCACTCCGAACCCAGGTTGGCGACACCTGGAGCGATGGCTATTTGGTGCCCACGGTTTTTGGGTTTGCTTTACCGGATGTTAACGCGCCGACCATCAGCCGAATTAGTGCCATAGTCAAGGCCAACACGGTCGGCGACGTGCGGCTCTCGACCTTCGACAACTCGTCCACGGTGAACAGCACCACGGGCACGTTGCTCGGAATCTTCGAGCCCAACGAAACGAAGCCCATGTATCGGCGAATCAAACTGGGCCGTTCTGCGTGTTGGGTCCGTATCTGTTACCGCAAACGCAGCTACCGTCTTTTTAGTCAATACGACCGAATCAATCTACACTCTCGTCTCGCACTGGTTCTCGCGATGCGCGCAATCCGGTTCTATGATGACACGGACATCGCGAACGCAACGACCTACGAGGCCCACGCGGTTCGCATCCTCACGGAGAAAGAATCAAGCCTGGAAGGGCCCGCGCTCACGCCGATTCAGGTAGACGACCGCAACAGCATCAAGAACCCGGGCTACGATGAGGTCGAATAATGGCAACCGCAACCTTTCTTGAAGACGGGGACGTTGAATTTTCCGCCGGGATGGACTCGAACCTCCACCCGATTAAACTATCCCCCGGGAAATACGCGCGCGGCGAGAACATCGTCAACCGCGGTGGAATCGTGCAGTGCCGACCCGGATATCGGTGCCTGACCGCGCTCGCCGAAGGTCGCCTTCAAGGATTTGCTCTTTTTAAACCGAAGGTCGGGGCTGAACAATTGGTTTTCATGGTCGACGGGCTGCTTTACGTCGCGGACTACCCGTTTAATACCGCCCGACCTCTCGGTGATGTCCTTTTTTCATCTTCAGCTCGGCAGGCCTATTTCGCCCTGGTAGAGCAGGCGGTCGAGCAGAACTCTGCTGGCTCTCTCACCCTAATCACGCCGAAAAACTTGCTTGTGATTCAGGACGGAGGCTTCACCCCGCCGGCAATTTATGACGGAACTCGCGTCACCCAGTCCCGAGGATTCGGGGCCATCCCGATGGGTGGGCCCATGCGTTGGGTTGGAGACCGTCTCTGGGTTGGGCGCGGCGGTGAGCTTTTTGCGTCCGACATCAATAACCCGGTGTCTTTTATCGAGGACGTTTATCTCGCTACCGTGCGGGCCTTCGTGCTCCCGGGCGAAATCACGGCACTGGCGCGCAATCCATCTTCTGACATCGCGCAACTGCTCGTTTTCACTGAAACGTCCACCACGCTTATTCAGGCCGGCATCCGCGACCGGACACAGTGGCCACTTACTCCAGACATGCAGAGGGAAATCCTGCCGAAGATTGGGTGTAAGAGCCAGCGGTCCGTGCTCGACCAATCCGGCATGTTGTGGTGGTATTCTGCCAATGGATTCGTCTCCTTAGACTCCGCCATCAACAGCAAGATTTCTAGCCGCCTTCCCTATCGGGACAATGAGATGGTGGAGAGCAAGAGTCGTCTCTCAGAAGACCTCTCGGGTGTCGCTGCGGGCACCTTCGAAAACTACATTCTATTAAGTGTGCCCTACGGGGGCATCTTTAATCGACATACATGGGTAATCGACAGTGCCATAAGTCAGAATTATCTCGAGGACCAACCGCCTACCTGGAATAGTTTCTGGACAGGGACGCGCCCCGTGGAGTGGATTACCACGGAAATTCACGGGAAGCAGAGGGTGTTCTACATCTCGCCCGACTATGACGGGGTCAACCGACTGTGGGAGGCCTTCTGGCCCGACCGACGTGATGAGGGCTGCCCGATTTCGTGGTGGTTCGAGACGCGCGGCTACTTCGGTCCCCCCGGAGCAGTGTTGACTCGAAAATCTTTTCGCTACGCAGACGTGCAGCTATCCGAGATGGTAGGGGATGTTGACATTGGCATTTTCTGGGCCGGCGCGCGGCGCGGGAAATACAAGAAAATTTTCTCTCAGCGGTTGCGGGCTACGGAGGGCTGTTTTCGGCCCGACATGGTTATAACCATGAACACGAAAATCTTCGCGTTCAAAAAGCAGTCGCGCATGGTCCGAACTGAGGATGCAAAAGACCTCATAGAAAACCAAACCGAAAGTTCCTGCGGGGTTGAGTCTCCGTGGTCCGAGTTTTTTGATGAGGCCTTTCAGATTTTGGTGGCGGGAAGTGGTCCGTGCGCCGTCGACTCCGTGCGAATCCTTTATGAGCCCCCCGTCTCTCGGGATGACCTGCTCCGAACGGATAATTGTGAGAACGAGACGGAAAGCAACGTTGTCCGATTCGATGGTGCCGCCGCGGAGTCCTCCGACAGCACTGCGGATGCGCAGGAGGCCCTGTCCCACGACATCCTCGAGTTCACATCACTGCGCTCGACCGCGGTGACAAACCAAGGTTTCACCGAGGTAGCTGCCGGCGAGGGTCGGAGCATTATTTCTCAGGATGACGCTGACAAAATTGCCCTTCGCGTTGCCGAGCGGAAGGCGTCCCACAAAATCGAGGCCGACCTGCCCCTGATTGTGAGCCTTGGCGCTGCCGCCAACGAAGCCAAGTCCAATGAATAACCTCAACTCACTTCGTCCGGTCACCCGCCGAGCCGTGTCTCTGTTCTACAAGAGCCCCGGAATCTGCGAGCTGCCCGTGCCCCTTAGCGGGTCTGGACAGTCGGCGGCTGCCAATATCTCAATCGAGCCCGTTACCCGGAAGGCGGGGCCCGACAGCCTTGAAGCAATCATAGTTGGGTCGGACGTTTCTCTGAACTGGCCGGAGTTGAGCTACGCGTTTGCCTACGCGGTTTACCGAAGCACCTCCCCTGAGGGGCCGTTCACACTCCTTACCTCCAATTTGGGGGAAAACTCCTACGTGGACGTGGGTCTCGCGCCGGGAGAATACTGGTGGAAAGTCACAGCCATCGAACCCGACTTTGGGGAAACCTTTCCCAGCCCCCTGGCTTCGGCAACAGTCAGTTGACAAAGCCCTGATGTAACGAACCTTTTATCCAGCATGTTGTTCACTACAAATCTCGTAATCGTTTCTTCCCAATTGCCTCCGGATTTTTCCGGCAATCCGCAGGAGCTGATGGAGGCGATGGTGGAGCGCATGTCCATCCAGTCCCCGCAGGGAACCAGTTTTTTCGTCGTCGGGGACGCCGAGCCCAGTTCCAATGTGGGCCCGTGGGTGAACACCTCAGGCGGGGTAGGGGCGTGGTATGTGTTCGACATCAATCAGGGTAAATACGTCCCCATTGATATCAGCCCTTCCTTAAACCTTTTCGTCGTAGGCCCGGACAACCCGGGGACGCCGCAGCCCACGGACCCGACCCTCTGGCTTCGCACCTTCGAGACCCGCGCCATCGGCTGGTATGGATGGGACGGCACCGAGTGGCGCGCGCTGGTCAACCCGCCCCCGAGCGGACCCACAGCCTCTCGCCCCACGAACCCCGTAGACCTCGAGCAGTTCTGGGACACTGACATCAACGTCCTCATCCACTGGGAACGCGGAGCATGGCGCACAGTTTCAGGAAGCCCCGGGGACATTAAGTTCGTTGCCCAGGCGATTCTTTCGGACGCGCTGGAATTCAATCCAGGATGGCAATACGTCGGCCAGGACGACCAGAGCCTGCGCGGAAAAATCTTTGCAGTAGCTACACAGGACCAAACCGCTGGCGGCACGAGCGTTTTTGCCACTGACTCTGGAATCACCCCCAGGGATGCGGGAGAACAGGACGGCGCAGAAACGGTCACGCTGACCTCGGCGAACATCGAACAGCACACGCATTTAATCGGTCACGCGACGGCTCTCAACTCCGGAAACACTGTTCAGCTCCATCGGGGAAAGGACTCCGAGACTATCAATATCCCTCCAGTTGTCCCACCGAATTATTTCGAAGTGAACGGCGACGGGGCCTCTAATGGGACCAAGCTAGGCACCGCGGGGGATGGTCCCGCAGGGACACAGTTAATCACCAGCCGTCAGCTCTCTCTGGCCGACTGGGAAGACTATACTGGCGTTGCCACCCCACACGCCAATATCCAGCCGTCCGTTTGGCTCTGGGCCCTCGTAAAGCTCTAGGACCATGAACCAAATCTCCGTCCAGATTCTCGACGATTTTCTCCCCTGTCCGGAGAACTTCCGACTTGACGCCCTTAGCCGGCGATTCTATAGCATCCGAGGACCCGACGGTGAAAAGTATCAAAATGTTCACGTTTTCCCCTCTGATGAATTCGAACCCGAAATGTCTGCACGCCTGGGACGACGTGTCTCTATCGACCACTGTTTCCTCCGCCTTAATCCGAACGGGGACAATCACCGGATTCATGCGGACATCGCCCATTCCCCTTACGCTTTCGTGCTCTATCTCAACGCACCCGAGCAATGTCGAGGCGGCACCGCCTTCTGGCGCTATCGTAAGTATGGTTGGCCCTCGTTCCCGGAGATTGATGCAATCAAACGTATGGGAAAGTCACCAGTCCGCGTGGCTGAAGAAATACTCGCCAACCACGAGGACCTTTCGAAGTGGGAACAAATCCACCTCGTGGATATGAAGTTTAACCGGATGATAGTTTATCCGACTAAGCAATTTCACAGTCGCTGGCCCCTCGAGGGCTGGGGTGCTGGTGCGTCTGAGTCCCGTCTCGTCGCCGTTGGATTTTTTGGAGTGGAATAATGCAGCTCATTGAACTCAACGCCAGTAACCTTAACCTCACGTTCCCGATTGGTCACGCCTTCTCGAAGGAAGCGGGGCGCAAACCTTTTCGTGATGACGTGTTCTCGCAGCTCTGGCAGAACCTGCTCGAAAGTGGGCTCGGGAAAATTTACGCTCTGGTTGAATACGAAACTGAGCCGCAGGAATTCCGAGCGATTGCACTTCTGGGTGCCACGTTCTTGCAAGACCCGTTTTCTGGTGAGTTGACCGCGGCGGAACATTTTTGGTATGTGCTTCCGGAGCACCGCAAGAGCGGAGTGGGCCTCCAGTTGTTAGACCGGTTCGAAGCAGATGCGAAAGCAAAGGGATGCGCGCAGGTAGTGATGGTTCACTTCATGCACCTAGGTCCTGGCTTGCAGAGGCTGTATGAGTCAAGAGGCTACAAGGCCTTAGAGCAAACATATAAGAAGGAGATTTAATGTGAATAAGACATGTTTAAAGTGCAAGTGTGAAAAACCGATTGAGCTTTTCCGTTGGGTGAATTCCCACGGCAGACGAGTCAGGAATTCCCGATGTCAAGGTTGCTTCAATGAAACTCGGAGAAACCGGAGAATGGATGACGAGTTTAGAGAAACGCTCAACGCCAAGCGCCGAGACTCGGGGGAACGCGAAACAGCACAAAAACTATTCACTAAACGGCGACGGATGCTAGACCTGCTGAAAGCGGAGCGGGGCTGTTATATTTGTGGCGGAATGCTCCCTGCGGAATGTTTGGATTGGGACCACCTTCCCGGCAAGGATAAACTATTTTCATTGGGGACAGAGGGTCCCCGACTCAGCATAGAGACGCTTTCTGAGGAGTTGGGCAAATGTCAGGTTCTTTGCTCCAACTGTCATCGAACCCTGACCAAACAACGTAAGTGCTTGGAGGACAAGTAGATGGCAGTAATAACCAGCATCGTGGTGGCAGGAGTTGCCGCTGCATCTGCCGCAGGCGCAGCAGCCGCAAAGAAACACGCCGCCGACAAGGCCGCACACGCTCAGAGCGTCGCTCTGAAGGGAGAGAAGAAAATCCTCGGAGAGGAACTCGGTTACAGCCGCGTTAACCAGCAGGCCGTGGACGCCGAGCGCGCGCGGGCCAAAGAGCGCATTCGGATGCAGGAGGAAATTGACCCGGAGCTGGCGCAACTTCGGAAGTTGGGCAAGCAACAGCTCTTGGAAGAAGCGCAGAAGCCGGGCGCGAGCCGCGAGTCCGTCCAGGTTGCCAAGCAACTTTTCACGGAGAACATCCAGCCCGACAAAGGTCTTGAGCAGCTAAAGGACCAAATCATCAGCAAGGCGCAGGCTAAGCTGTCCCAGGGCGCAACGCTGCCCCCAGAATTTCAGGCGGAGTTGGTCCGTGCCGGTGTGAGCCAGGGCGCACAAGCTGGGTTAAAACCGACACAAAGCACTGTGGGAGGTCGGCTATATCAGGCATTAGGCAGCGCAGGCGTTGCCCTCGAAGCGCAGCGGAATCAGGAAGCACAGAATCTCGCGCAGACTGCGTCGGGGCTTCAGGAGTCCCGTGCGAAAATTCTATCATCCATTTTCCCGACCATCAGCCAAAGCGAGCAGTCGCAGCGTCAGATAGCTGCCGGCAATTTCGGCGTCGGAGAGGCCACTCTTCCACAGGGCGGCTTGACTGGAGCGGAGGCGGCGAACCTGCAAATCAATCGTGGTAACACGCTGTTGAAAATTCGTGGTCAACAAGGCCAAGTGAAGGCGCAGCAAGCCTTGGCTGCTGGTGAAGCGAACGCGGCATATATCAAGGCCGGCGGACAATTTGTCTCGGGCGCGCTCGGCGCTTTCGGGGGAGGTGGGGTCGGTGGCATGAACGTCGGGGGCGGAGAAGGAGGCACCGCCGCCTTTCAAGGCACCTCGGCTCAAGGTCTCGCCAATCTTCGGAATCAATATAGCTAATTTATGCCCGGCATCGCAGAATTACAACCGGTTCAGATTCAGGCCAACTCGGTTGGAGCCGTCACCAATCCAAACGTGGACACATCCTCTCTGGGAGTTCTCCCAGAGTTCAAGGACTTCATGGACGCATACCGGCAGGGAGTCATCACCGCCGAGGACATCAGGAAGCGCGAGATTGTCGGCACTACCGGCTACGAAGCGGAGCGTGCGCAGAACGTCGCGGCCAAGAGCGGTGCGGAGCAGATGAATCTCGACGTAAACGAAATCCGTCCGATTCAACGAGAGCTGGCGAAGGCTACCGCGCAGGGCGGCGTGGAACAGCAGACTCTGCTGAACCAGATGAACAGCCAGGACCCGAACATCGCATTGCCCGCGCAGGAAGCTTTCCACAAACGGCAGGACCAACTTGCGGCCATCAAAGTTTTCGGCACCGCAACTCCGAAGCTCGAAATCAATGCGGAGGTGAAGCCCGAACCCTTCGACGAGTGGGTGAACCGTCAGGCAAACGCTTTTCAGGGGACCCCCGATGCTCGCGCAGTTTACGAAACGCAGCTCCGTCTCGCAGGAGAAAAAGGTGATGAGTATCAGTCCGCTGTCTCTGCGGCAAAAAGTCGCACGCGTAATCTGGAGCCCGGGACGCCCGAGTATGACCTGGAGCTATCTCGACGTGTCGACAAATCACTCACGCTTTCCCAGCATCGGGCAATTCAGCTTGAGGCTCTGAAGGAATTCAGCAAGGCCCAGGGCAAGGCTGCCGGCGAGGCTCCGGCGGAAGCCGTGAAGAACCAGACCGCTGCCGCCAAGGACCTGCGGACCTCTTTCAACGGGGTCAAGGAAATCGACGACTTCGCGAAGGTGAACTCGGCCTACAGCGGCATTCTGGCGTTGACGGACCCGACGATTCCCTCGAGCCCACTACGCGACCAGGGCGTCATTTATCAATGGATGAAGCTGCTAGACCCCAGTTCGACAGTTCGAGAAGGGGAGTATGCCAGCGTAAAAAACGCGAGGGGGGTCCCAGAGAAAATCCGCAACTGGTGGAACCAGACCTTGTCGGGAGAAATCCTTACCCCAGGACAGCGCAAGGAGCTGCGAGAGGCCGCTGCTCCCGTGTGGCAGTCTCACGTCCCCGCTTCGCGAATCAAGCAATACACGGAACTCGAACGCTCTGCTGGTCTTTCTCCCGGGACCGTGGTCCCGATTGAATACCGCGCGGCTGTCGAAGCAACCACTCAGCCCGTCCCCAGCACCGCCGCGCGGGTGGGCTCTCAGGCGCCGCGCCCGACCGTTGAGGACCAGAATGCAGCACCGACCGTTGCCACACCCGCAGATGCTCAGAATCTTCCTCCCACGGTTCAATTCTTCAAGGACCCGAATGGTGTTCTTCGGGTCAACCCAAATTACACCCCTTGACGGGGGGCCCATGTTGAACTAATTTAGGCAATGACAATGCTATTTGCTGTTCTTTTTGTTCTGGCCTTCTATTCGCAGATTCTGGCGGGCTTAGACCGCCTTACCGCGGATTTGGAGGCGTCCCTCCTGCTCCTGTGCCAGTTCCTTTGGACACTCTTAAAGTGGGGTGTCATGGGCGTGGCCTTATTCTTCCTCGGTAGGTATTTTTACCTATACTGGACAGGGATTGTCGGGATGGCTTTTTTCATACTGGCCCTCTCTGTTCCAGGATTTTTTATTTTCAGGCTCTTAAGGTGGGTTCGGGGTGAGGATTACTGGCCCAAAAGCTATGTCTGAAAAGGAAAAATTAAAATCTTTCCGAGCCGACTTCATTCGATTCATTCGAGGGTTGAAATCCGAAAATCCCTGCCCTGACTGTGGTGGGGTGTTTCATCCCGTTTGTATGGATTTTGACCACGTTCGAGGAACTAAAAAATTTATTCTCTCAGAAGGGTGTCACCGTTCAATGGACGAAATTCGGGAGGAACTCTCGAAGTGTGATGTTGTTTGTTCAAACTGTCATCGATTGCGGACCGAAAAACGGAGGCTAGCACATGGCTGATACGAATACAGCTCTCCCGCCTGTGCGGCTCGACCCTACTCAAGGGGGCAGCCCAGCTCTGAACACCCAGGACCCTTGGGCTGCTTTTCCTATGGCCCCGCCTCCGGAGAACTTGAGCACCCCCATTTCCCTGGACGAGGTGCGCGCGGGTCAAGTCAACCCACCCCCGGCTCCTGCTACCCCTGAACCCGGGACCTCTGACCCTTGGGCCAGCTTTCCGAAGGCAGACGTGGGCGCGGACCCGTGGGAATCCTTCCCGAAGGCAGGCGAGTTGAGAGGGTATGATTTAACCAAGCTCAAGGCATCCAAGGTAGAGGACCTCGTGAAGGACAAGTCCGAGTTCAACCCGGTCGAGTTTTACGCGAAGAATACCGACGCACTCTTGAACGACCCAGCGGCCCTCGACTTGGTCGAGAAAGCCTACGAGCAGCGCGAAAAAGAGAAGATGACTGTCGGAGAATTTATTCTCAAGGCGAACCCGATTTATGCGCTGCTGCACCCCGTCGAGACCGCGAAGACCGCCGGAAAAATCGTGAAGGGCGGCGCGGAGTTCATCGGCGCGCTGGGCAAGGGCGTCGGACAAGTTTTCGCAACGGGCGGACAAGTGGCCGGGAATATTTCCATGGGTGACCTGCCCGGAGCGTCCAAGGGAATCTCTGAAGCGGCAGACGCTTTTGACGTGGCGCAGCAGCACTGGGTTTCGACAATCACCACGAAACTTTTGCCCCGGCCCGACAACGTCCGTGAGCGCCTCGCTTACGATGCGGACTTCAAGCGGCGAGAAATCGCTGCGGCTGCCGGCAACGGCGAACTCGCTCGGGCACTGGGCACGGACCAAGAGGGACTGAAAGCTTCCGGCATCACTCTCGACACGGACGCGATTCAAAAGCTGTCCATCATCGAGGACCCGATGTTCCTGGTTCCTATCGGCGGCGCAATCGGCGTTGTCGGTCGCGGTGGAAAATTTTTGCTCGGTCGCGCGGCCTCTCCCGCAGTTGCGGAGTCCTTTGCGAAGGCCGTAAATGGCGCAATGGACATTGCCGTAGGCGGGGCCGTCAAGGGCGGAGGAATCAAGGCCGGTGAGGCTCTCGAGAAGGTCGGTGCCGCCATCGAAAAGTCTCCCGAATTGATGTCTAAGGTGGGTGGGCCTGCGAAAGTGAGTGTTCTGACCCACGCTTTGGCAACAGGCGACCTTTCTACCTTTGCGTCCGTGCTCGCGGCTCCCATCGCTCTGAAGTATTCAGGCAAGGCGCTTCAAGCAGCCGGACGCGGCGTCCAGGCCGCGGCTCCCGTGGCGGGCAGGCTCGCCGTCGAAGGCGCGAAGGGCGCGGCTGAAGCCACCGCTCTCACGGTCCCGCTTTTCATCGGCTCGACGCCGGAGGAACGCGACTCCCTGCTCGGAATGATTGGCGGTGCGGGCCTCTTGCGCGCGGGCGCGACCGGCGCGGGCATGGCCGGGAATGTAGCGGCGCGAGCGGCGCAGGAAAAGTTCGCCAGCAAGATTTACGAGCCCGTAAGCCGCGGCCCCATCAAGGAGTCTGCGATTTACGGCACCGACGGCAGGCTGGACTCCGCGAACGTGGAGCAGACCGCCAAATTGCCTGCCGGAGAACAGTCCGTCCTGAACTGGGCGCGCGAGTTTTTCCGCGATTCTGGTATCGAGATTTACTCTCTCGACAAACAGACCTTTCAGAACCACGTCCCGGACGTGGCCGGCGCGACGGCGGCGGAGGGCTTTTTCGCCAAGCGTGGCGAGAAACTCGGCCCGGATGGCAACAGGCAGCCGGTGGTGCAAATTCTCCTGAACGGGGAAACGAACGGCCTGGGCCACGAACTCTACCACGCCTTCAAAAGCCTTGACCCTCAATCGGCTATGGCTCTTGAGGGGCACATCTTAAAGACCTGGACGCCGGAAGAACAGGCTTGGATTGCAGACACTTACAACGCCGCGTTAAACGGCGGAAAACCTAAAAGCCAGTGGGCCGTCAAGTATGATGATAAACAGATTCTCGAAGAGGCTGCCGCAGAAGTCTTTGGGCGCGTCCTCAACGCCACAGACCTCAGTGGAGTCCGTCCCAGTGTCGTCAAGCGCGCCAGCGAATTCGCCAGCCGCGCCCTTGAAAAAATGGGCTATCCGCTTGCAGGGAAAGCGCTTCCTTCGGGGCCCGGCGTCTCCGCCCTTGGCGTTCGTCCAGGAACGGGAGAGCTGAAGATTGCACGAGATTTTCTCACCGACATGACCAAGCGGGTCCAGGACGGCACCCTGTCGCCCCCGAAGGCCCCCGGCGGGGCTTTAGCCCAAGGCCCCCAGGTTGACATTACAGCGCGTCGGAAGGCCGAAGCGCCCCCGACACCCTCAGAACCGCCTCCGGCTGCGCCGGCACCCCAGCCCGTAACGCCGCCACCCCTTCCCGCGACCCCTACGGCTCCCAACATCCGGGTCACCCCGGTGGAGCAGGCTGATTTCGCCGGCCAGCGCGCCAAGGTCACCAACGCCGAGCAGGCGCTGAAAGCGGCCACCCCAGAGCAGGCCCCCAAGGTCCAAGCCATCAATGATTCGATGGCAGCCGGCCATGCGGTCGAGATTGTCCACAAGGGCGTCATCCGCGAGGGCGGGCCGACTCCCGAGAAGCCGGTTGCCCGTGGCACACGCCGGTCCGAGCAAGAGGACGCCTACATCGCCGAGGCAATGGGCGCGGTGCCCGACAGCGTTCGCGAACCACATCAAAAGCTTTTCTTCGGCACCCGCTGGATTAAGGGTGGCAAGCAACTCACTGCGCGCAGCGTCGATAAGGCGCTCGCGAACATAAAGAATGCCGTCGACATGGCGGCGCAGACGAAAACAGCCCTCCCCTACGAGGTAGACCCGGCCGGCACCGGAAAACTCACCGAGACCGGATGGTCCGAGGTTGTGCAAGACCTGAAGGACTACTGGACCAACCAGGACCGCGGCTTTCGCGGTGATGGTCAGGCCCTCACGCCCGAGACCCGCACGCGCGACATCGGCCAGAGCATCCCGCCCCAAAGCCCCGAAGGTCCCGTCGCCATCCTGTCACCGGAGCGCACAGACTTTTTGAATCTGGTCCAGGGCCTAAACATCCCCCGCGCCGTCACACGGCAAACGAAGGGGACCGTTCCCGGCAACGTGAAGGGCCAGCTCCTCGCGGAGGCCCAGGGTCGGAAACCCGCGGCACCCTCCCGCATTGCACCCGAGGACGTGCAGCGTCAGACCTACAAGCCCATCGAGGGTGTTGGGGTCCGAGACATCGCGGAGGTGAACCCGCTGCGAAATGATTTGAGGGCCAAGGGCGCCCCCGTCGAGAACCTCATCGAGGTCACCGAGAACATCAACCAAGCAAACATCGAGTCCGTCACCCCACGCCCCGACGTTGCTGGCCGAGGTGGCTCTACGGATATTACACGCGCCGGCTTCTCCGTCTCTGACGTGAAGACCGAAGTGGCCCGCCGGCTCGAAGACAAACGGAAGGCTGGGGTCCCCATCACGGAGCAGGTCCGCAGGAAGACGCAGCAAGAGGTCGAGTTCGACCTGAGGAACCCGCAGCGCATGGTGCGCGGAGAAGAAGCGGGCTTTTTCTCGGTCAAGCCCAGCAAGGAAGTTCGCGACGTTGCCGAGAAGGCTGCCAAGGCCAGCGGTGTGGGCGAATACAAGCCATCTGAGCGAGTCCTCAACATAAACGAGGACCTGTCGAAGCGCCTCGCAGACTTTTACGAGTCCGCTGAATCCAAGCCGAACGACCCCGCAGTAAAAGCGTCCTATGACGCGCTGATTGACCAAGTCGAGAAGCAGGGCCAAGCCATCCTCGATGCCGGCTACAAGATTGAGCCCTTCGAGGGCACAGGAGAGCCATATAAAAGTTCAGCCGAGATGATTGCGGACGTGCGCGACAACAAGCACATGTTCTTTTTGCAGACCGCGAAGGAGTTCGGTCGCGGAGCCGAGGCTCCCACGGATAACCCGATGCTTCGCCCGTCTAAGGTCATCCCCGGGCAGGTTGCCAACGACGTGTTCCGATGGGTTCACGACTTTTTCGGACATGCCAAAGAGGGCTACCAGTTTGGCCCGAAGGGTGAACTCAACGCCTGGAAATCTCATTCTGAGATGTTCACACCGGAAGCGCAGGGCGCCCTGGCCTCGGAAACCCTCGCGCAGAACTCCTGGGTGAATTACGGAAAGCACCTGCGCGATGCCAAGGGCAACGTCGCAAAGAAGGGAGAGCCCGGGTTTGTCCCCGCAACGGAAAGGCCCTTTGGTGAGCAGAAAAATATAGTCATACCAGATGAACTCATCCAGGAGGCCTTGGGGCCTAAAGGCTCTTTCTCCACTGGTGAAGTCATCAAGGATGTGTTCGCCGCCACCCCCGAGGGCTGGCAGAAATTTTTCGGACCGAAGGGTTCGCTCACTCGTTCGGCCTATGAGCTTGGTCTCAATCTGAAAGACGTGGTGGAGCTGGAAGCATTGCGGGCCGCGCAAGAGCGAGCCGGAGTTGAGTCCCGCGAAACAATGGACCGAGTGAAGGGTGGAGATTTTGATGCCCTGGACGCGGCCTCTGCTGCTGCCACCAAGACACAATTCTTCCGGGAAGCCATTGAGGCTGCAACGGACACCGGCTCTGCGGCTGGTGCGTCCGGATGGCGAAAGTCTTTTCCTGAAGCGGAGCCCCCGTTTAAGACCACGATGGAAAGTTTTTCTCCCTCCCGAAACTTCACCGATGAGGTTGACCCAATCGAGCGCGCTGCCATTCGGACCCAGGGAGGTCATGTGTTCGAGGGTTCCTGGCACGGAGAGGCGCTAGACAATATCACTCAGCAAATCGGGCGTGGAGAGTTCGCAGAGAAGCTCCCTCCGATGAAAGAGATTTACGACCTCTACGACAATGGGTTTTTGACTGACGGATTCGTGACCCGAAGCGGAAAGTTTCTAAACCGAGAAGAAGCGGCAGCACACGCTCTGGAAATCGGGCAGCTCAAGGAAGACCGGATGGGAAAGAACGCCCGCGGGGGCGTGCTAGAATCCGATGAGTTCAGCAACACTAAAAGTTTTTCCGTTCGCCGAAAAGGCGGGGAAGAAATTCCTGTTCGCCGTAAGGACGAGAAATCTCGTGAGACAGAAAAAGAGGCGCTTGCTCGGATTGAGGCAACGGACTATTCGAAATACAACGTCCCTGAGAAGGCCAAAGAAGTGAAGACCAGTGGAACCGGGTGGTTTTTTCCTGACCAGGAGTTTGTATCTCTCGACCAAGCTTATCATGAGCAGTTCCTGGCGGAGAACTCCAAGCAGCTCAACGAGCGATTCGGAACAGACTTCAAGTCGGAGCCCGACGTTGAACAGCGGCTCGCCGCCCTCAATAAGGGGTTCATACGCTCTCGATATCAGCCGGCAAATGGACGATGGCACCTGGAAGCAAGCGCAGACCGCTGGAACAGCAAGACAAAGCAGGCCGTGTTCGACCTCTTAGAGAAGCACGAGAGTTCCCTTGATGCTTTGAACATGAGCCTACTTGACCGCAACGGGAACCTAGTGGACAAGGCGTCCGTCCGTCTTTATGACCGAGAGGGGGCGGAAAAGATGGGTGTCGTCAAAGACGCCTTGGACGATTTGCAGGGTTCTTCATCGGCTCCGTCCGGGGGCCCCTCAGCCATCCAGCGAGCCCGCGCGCTCGGGGGCGACGAGACCTTTTCCGTCAAAGCCAAGTCCGAAGAGGCAACCCCGGCAACCGGCGAGCACGTCACGCAGAAAAAGGCTGCTGGCACTCCTGAGTTCAACGCCTACGTCCAGAACAAAATCGAAAAGAGCAAGGACTTCCCCGAGGCCTTCCCGCTTGAGTTCCGAACGGATAAGGGCGGCAACTACCGGGCCCAGTGGGACGGTGAGCCCTTGCCCAAGGCGAAAGAATACAATCTGCTCAAGTCTGACCTAGCACAGAAGTCTGGCTCGCAAGAAAAATTTGCTGACGCGCTGAGCGAGAAGCTCCAGAAGGAGTATCGCGCGGCAAAGGAGAACCCTGCAGTTGCTGAGGGCGAGTTCTGGTATTCCACTTTCCGCGACAAGGTCGGCAAGGTGCTCGGTGACGACACGAAACTTTTCGCTGAGCTGTTGGGCGCGACCTCTCCGCAGCAGGCCGTCGGTCCGAACTTCAAGGACGCGCTCGGTGCCTACAACCAATTCAAGAGCGGCGCTTACGATGCGATGCTCGAGAAATATCGCGAGGGAAAAAAGAAATTCACCGATGGTGATATTGCGGAGTTCACCACCGATACCGGCAAGACCGGGAAGAAGGCGACTTACGAGTCCTTCATGAACTGGTGGCAGTTGAAGCACGACCTGATTCCGAAGAAGGCCACAGGCAAGAAATTCGGGATGAACTCGAAGTCAGTGCTCAAGGTCCTGGACCGCTCCTGGCTTCAGGGAGTCCAGGGACCGAAGACTCCGAACTTCACGGGCAACCTTTCGGGGACCACCTTCAAGGCCACGATTGACGTGTGGGCCATGAGGCTTCTCAGCCGCCTCTCGGGGGAGGAGTCCGGAAAGCCTTGGCGCATTCAGCCGGCGAACGAGTCCGGCGTGAAGGACAAGGAATTTTTCTTCGGACAGGATGCCTTCCAGAAGGCGGCGGACTCACTCGGCATCAAGGCGGACGCGCTGCAGGCAATCCTGTGGTTCGCTGAGAAAGACCTGTGGGAAAAGAATGGGTGGACTGGCGCAGCCGGCAAGGCGAAGTCCGACTACAACACTCTGTTGGACCGCACGACCAAAACCCCAGAAGGGAGACTCAACCTTCAGGAGGCCGAGGTGAAACCCAAGAAAAAGAAAACCTCCCAGCTAGAGCTGACTGACATCTATGCCAAACAGCCATAAAGAAATCACACTCGCGGACCTCGGACTGTCGTCAGAGGAAATGGAAACTCTCGTGAGGGGCTCTCAGCGCTTCCTGCCCGCGCGCGAGGATGACGGGTCCTTGGCACCCGTGGACCCAGATTCAGACGTTGACACCGAGCCCGAAACCCCAATCTCTTAAGTCTATATGGCAACGCCCTCCTCACTCAATCTCACGACCGAAGATATCCAAGCCGTTGGCGGAGCCGCTCCTGCACCCGCACCTGAGGAGTCCGTCCCCGCGATGGGCTCAAACCCCGCGGCCATGCTGGACCTATTGCCGGCGGACGTTCTGGACAACCCCGTGATTTTTGCACTCGCCAAGGGTAAGCCCGGTGCCGTGTCCGCCCCCAAGAAGTCCAAGGACCCCGTGGTCAAGTCCGTCATCGACAACGCCGAGTCTCTGGTTGCTTCCGGCTTCGGAATCTACGAGAGCATCGACAAGAAAACGGACGTGCTTTTCAACACGCAAGCGGTTGACGTTGGCGACCTGCAAGAGGCCGACCAACAGGGCCGACTTTTGGACTTGGCTCCCCTGTTCTCTTCCGTGACAGGTGCTGCCCCCGCAGGTGCCGGCGCTACCGCTCCAGCTCCGTCCGCCCTTCCCCCGGCCTCCGCGCCCGAGAGCCAGCCAGCTCCGAGCGTCCAGACGAAGCTCGCCAGCGCGCGCACAAAGAACCTTCAGATGCCGAGTCCAACCGGAGGAGCTGCCCCAGGTGCCGGACAGATTCTTAACTCGATTTTAAAACAGCCCGTTTAATGGCCATCTTGGTCAGATTGACTTCGCCGAGCCCCCTCGTTGTTGAGGCTGGGCCCGGCAAAACTTTTATCTTTAGGGAGTCACTGGGTTCGGTATCCATACCAGTGGGAACCCGGATGCGGCTGGTGTCGGATTTCAGCCCTTCCGTTTTCATGGAAGGGGCTATCACCGCCGTGGTGTCTCAGAGCATCACCTTCACCGTTGACTCGAGTTCTGGTCAAGGCCTCTATCAAGGGTGGTCCACAGAAATTTCTGTCGGAGGTAGTGGGGGCGGAGCAACAGGTCCGACTGGGCCGACGGGACCAACTGGTGCGGCTGGTGCGGCTGGTGCGGCTGGTGCGGCTGGTGCGGCTGGTGCGGCTGGTGCTACGGGACCAACTGGTGCTACGGGACCAACTGGTCCGGCGGGAGGTGGAAGCGGTAGTATGAGCTTGGCCCCGGCGTGGTTTCTTTCGAATTGCTGCTAGCATGAACGTTTTAATTCTCGATGCCGTCAATAAGTCCGTCACGCTCCAGATGAGCGGGGCTCCGGCGACGACGAATCCGGACTGGACCTCTCATTGGTCCGACGACACCGGGGCTGCATTCACTGAAGGCTCCCTCGACGGTGTTCTCAATGGAGTAACTCCGGTGACCGTCGTAACAGCACCCGCTGCGGCGACGCGACGCATCATCAAAGAAATCACAGTTTTCAATCGTGATACCGCTCCGGTCACTTTAACTTTTGTCTACGTTGACGGCGTGGACCTCCGCACCCTGCAACAGGTTGTTCTTGCGGTCAATGAGACGTTCACCTTTTGCGGTTCGTTTGATTCGAGCGGCAATAAAAAGGGGGTCGGCGCATCTGGACCTACAGGGCCGACTGGGCCGACTGGCGCGACCGGCGTGACTGGTGCAACTGGTCCGACTGGCGCAACGGGTCCGACTGGAGTAAACGGCCAAGACGGGGTTGATGGCAATAATGGCGCCACCGGGCCAACAGGTGCTACGGGTGCTACGGGTGCTACGGGTGCTACGGGTGCTACGGGTGCTACGGGTGCTACGGGTGCTACGGGTGCTACGGGACCAACCGGCGTAAACGGCCAAGATG